CCGCCGGCCAGCAGTCCCCACCTGGACAAGTTGGGAGGGAGGGGGTAAGATAAGGGGCAGGTCCCCCTGTACCATCGCTGGGACCCGGGCACACCCCCGGCAGATGGACAGGTGGCGCACCGGCAGACGGACAGGTAGCAGGCCGGCAGAAAGGAGAATGAGGATGGGCGAACAGATCAACCTCGACAAGTACCTGGAAATTCTCGACACCGTCGCAGCCAAGCTAGACAAGCTGGAATACGAACACGACCGGCTACAACGGCTGATCGCCGAGACAATGACCCCGGAACAAGAGTTCCGTGCCCAGGCACTCGACACAGCCGCGCGCATCGTCGCACCAACGATGCATGGCCGCAGCCTGATCGGCCTTGAAAACGACCGGGAGCTGATCACGGACCTGTGGCTGCACCTGGCCGAGCTGGGCGCTACCTATATCCGCGACGGTCGACGGCGGCAAGGATGACCGGGGACGGGACCATCACCGTCCAGGCGACCATCACCAACATCACCAACATCACCAACATCATCAACCAGCACCTGTATGACCACACGAACATGGTCCGCGCCCATGACACCGTGCACCCAGACCGGTCCGACTGCGGCGGCCTTGCCGGATGTGCCCTGCTTCGGGCCGAGTACGACACCCGACAGGAACTGACCGACACACTGACCGACGTCGCCCGCAGGGGACTGGTGGTCAAGGTCAACCTGACCCGAGGGGAGACCTGATGACTATCCCGGACCCGTACCAGCGGGTTTTCGAGGCCCGCATCAGCCGAGTGGCCTCCGCGCCACACTGTCACCGGCTGGCCCGCTTCCGTCGCTGGCGCTGGGACGTCACCCGCTACGGCGTCACGGTGCCACTCGACCATCCGTCGCTGCCCGGTAAGGTCCAGGGCCGCTGGCACCTGTGGGGTGACTGTGGTTACACGTTCACCCGCGTCGGCGCGGCGCTGGCCGTCGCTTTCGAGATCACCGACCTCCCGAGGGGAGACCTGATGACCATGCCACTGCCCGACTGGGCCACCCAGTCCACACCGGTTACCCCGTCAACGTCGGCACTGGTGACTCACGCGTCCGGACCTGGCCAGGGCATGCCGCTGGTAGCCGGCCACTGCCCCGCATGCCGTGGCAGTGGCCTGTTCCTGGCCGTCGATGGCCATGTCACCTGTGCGCGACCAGACTGCCCGGACCCGGCCGCTGCTGACGGCCTCCTGCACGGCGGACCGCCAGATCTTATGGTGGTGCTGGAAGATGCGTTTTGTCGTCGCGTGTGGGCCGGGTCGCTGCGGTGGGAGGCCAACCAGCTCCGCGAGGCCGCCCCACGGTGGGAGGCTGTCAAAAACACGAAAACCGCAGAGGTATCACGATACTTTGCCGACGTGTTGGAGATCGATGCGCACCGGATCGAGACGGGCAAGATCACCCCGTGGGCTCGGCCAACTTCCGTTATGACGTTGCTGGCGCTGGTCGGCCCGGCCTCGCTGCCGTTATGCCGTGGATGCGACAACCGGAGCAGCCAAGTGGATGCAGCTGGCCTGTGCGCCGGCTGCGGCCCGGAGCCGGACAGCGAGCCGCGTCACTTCGACGACGGAGACCCGGCACCGGCTGATGCCTTCCTCGCCGACCCACCGGAGCGCCAGCTGGCCGAGTGGGAGCGGGAGTTGGCCGTGAGCCAGTCCGTGCCGGCCGGAGACGCCACCGCAGCGCCCGGCCCTACCGGCCCCCGCTGGACACCCACCGACCGGGACCTGGCCGCCGCCGCCATCCGCCACGCCCAGGAACAGAACCACGGCTGCCACCGGACCGCCACCGCCGTGCTGGACGCGCTTACCGCCGCCGGGTGGCTGGCGCCGGACCAGCGTGGCACGCGTGAAGAGGCGGATCGGCTGATAGCCGTCATCCGGGCGCAGGAACGGGCAAAGGCTGGTGAGGACGCCGCCCGGGCGCTACTCGGTGAGAGCGACACACCCATGGGGATGATCAGCGTGCGGGAAGCGACCGAGATCGTCCGGGAGGTCACCAGGGCCACCGGAGAGGAGGTCAAGAGCCGGTGATGATCACACTATTGGCCATTTGGGGTTGGCTACTGGTCGGCGCCATCATCGGCCGGGCCGTGTTTGTGCACATCCTCGGCGACCAGCCCCGGCGCGGCCTTGTTGACCGCAAAGATCAGTACAACCGCCGGTACACGGTGGAGAACGGGTGGACCGGCCCATTCGCCCGTGCCGTCAGGGCCAGCGTCGCATGCCTGGTGACCTGGCCGGTGGCACTGCCGGTGATACTGATGTTCGCGCACACCGGCACCGAGAAGCTGCGCTCGGAGCACCAGCGCCTTGAGGCGGAGCGTCGGCGCCTTGAGGCGGAGATTGCGCAGCTGGAACGGGAGGTGCGTGATGCCTGATGTTCGTTACACCCCGGAAGCTGATTTTTATGCTGTGAAGGTGCTCATCGGCCACCAGCGCCGCGATGCCGGCTCCTGCCTGTGCGGCTGGGGTATGGGCGCCGGTGACCTTGGCCGGCTCCATTTGCTGCATGTTTGGCAGAAACTACAAGAAGTGGCGTTGCCTGCCCGTGACGCCCGGGTCCGGATACCGTATCAGCGCCGGATCGCCGCCCTGGAGGACCTGTTGGCCTGCTACCGGACCGGTAGGCAGCCATCCGAGACACTGCACCGGCGGCTGGAGTCGACCAAGGCCGCACTCGTCGAGGAAGGGTGATTTGATGCCTGAGCAGCAACCGGTATATGTGGTGGTGATGCAGGACCGGCACACCGATCCGGACTGTGAGGTTTTCATGACATCCCAGTGGGCAATCGGTTTCGCGCAGAGGGTTGCTGCCCGCTACCCCGACGCGAAGGAGGAACCCATTGACGGCTGGCTGTACCACGCCAGTCTGACAGATGAGGGTGACGCGGTTTGGGTCGTCGAAAAGAATCTTCACGTAGATGAGGAGGTGTCTGATGCCAAGACAGACTAGTAGGCCCCCGTGGCGGTCAGTGAACCGGATCTACGACATGATCCGGCTGGGATACTTCCACACCCCGGCCGGGCTGGACCGGGAAGCCGCCTACCGTGCCCTTCAGGCCGGGTTCGAGGCGGACTGGGCGGCGCTACAGCAGGACAAGGAAGCGGTCGAGAGTGACCTGATGGCAGCCGTCGACCGGATTCTGGAAGAAGACAAGCGAAGGTTGGAGGAGGATTGATATGTCTAAGTTCAATGTGGGCGACCAGGTACAGATGCCCGGGGTCCCGTTCATCGTGGAAGTGCTGGAGATCGGCGAGTGCGAACAGGGTGACAGCTGCGAGTTCGGTCCGGAGACGTTCCGGTTCAAAGACCCGGAGACCGGGCGAGACGACTGGATGCACTCTAGTCCTTTTGTAAAGGCTCTCTGATGAAAAACTGCCCAAATTGCGGTCAGCAGACCCTGACCCTGGACCGGATACTGGTCTCCAAGCCGTTTGGTTCATTCTCGCTCGCCGGCGTAGGGGTCAAGGTCGTCGCCTATGACATGTACCGGCTAGAGTGCACCGCCTGCCAATGGGCGGTGAACGGCCGGGTCAGTGGTGGCTACTTCGTCCATACTGACGAACCCACAGAACAGGCCCCTTCTCATGTAGAGGATGACAATGAAGCGGCAGAAGGGGACCAGGCAACAGAAGAGTAAACGTAACCGGGTTCCACCTCCACGTCACGTAATACCCCTAACTGGATGGTGTCGTTACTGCGAGAAAAGAGCCTTCGATGAAAAGGGGGTAAATAATGTAGTTGAGGCCATGCGATGGCGACGGGTACGGGTATATGAATGCCCGTACCAACCAGGCTGGTGGCATACCACCAGGATGTCATGGCTGTCCCCTACGGAACTATATGGAGAAAAGGAAGTTGATGCAGATGAGCACAAGCATGAAGCCTGACATGATGGACCTGGTTCACTGGCTGCGTAACCTGTCCGACCCGGTGGAAGGTCTACGAGAAGCTACCTTGGCCATCGATGAAGCACGCAGTACGTTGCTGCCAGAACTGGCAGCTGTCCGCCGGGCCATGGCAGACACTGGCCGGAGCAAGTTGGTGGAAGAGGAAGGGCTGAGCCTGACCGAAGCTACCCGCCGGTTGGCTGAACTGGTTGGTGCGTCACCTCAGACGGTGATGCGCCTCATTGGAGAGAGGAGTTCCTATGGTGGATAAGCCACAGGCCAAGCAACAGCACCTGAAGGTGCTGTTGGTCAAGCAGCGTTCGACCACGAACACAGTCAAGTTCGAGGAGGTGACTCATCCTGACCGCATCCTGGTCATGGGGACTCTGTACGTGCAGAAGAAGGCACTGGCCATGATCGGAAACCCGGATCTGATCGAGGTGACCGTACGCCAAACGGGCGTGGGGGGCGGCTAGGGGCAGTGGTGGCAGAGCTGTTCAAGTGGGCTCTGGTGCTGGCCCTGGTCCTGAACACGATAGGGATGATCATGGACGTTGGTAAGCCACGTAGGCCGCTCAGGGCGACTGACGCTGCCGCTGTCTGCGTGGTGAACTTCCTGGTCGTAGTCGCTGTTCTGACTTTTTGGGAAACGTAGAGGGGCTAGTCCTTGACAACCCCAGGGAGGGGGTGTACGGTAGCAACATCCCTGGGGGTGGCCCATAGACCACAGGCCGTGGGCCATCACCAGGTACGCAGACACAAGGAAGGGAGACAACGTGCGTAGTAAGTTCAGCAAGACCGTAGAAGCTCTAGACTCAATCCCCGTGGTCGAAGTTGACCCGGAGATGGCCCAGAAGTGGCTGGACACCCGCTTCGACAACGAGCGCACCCTACGGGAAAGGACCCGTGTCGCCGCCATGGTGCGGGACATGCAGGGTGGGTTTTGGTACTTCACCGGCGATCCGATCCGCTTCGACCGTGAAACCGGGCGGCTCATCGACGGACAGCACCGACTCACCGCCGTGGTGCAGTCCGGCACCCCACAGCTGTTCGCCATCATCAACGTTCCCATGGAAGCCCACTCGGTCATCGACACCGGCTCTGCCCGCACCCTGGGAGACCTGCTCTTGTTCGGTGGCCACATCAAGGGACGCACCCTGGGGGCGATCGTCCGACGCGTCCTGACCTATTTCCACGGGCGCGGGACCGAAGGTGGGGACTACTACCCCACCATCAGCGAAAGCACCACTTTCATCAACAAGCACCCGGATGCTTTGACCGCTGCGGTGGACGTGGCCCAGAAGAGCTACGTGGGAGGCCGTAAACTGCCGGTGTCTCCGGCGATCCTCGGAGCTGCCTACTTCCTGTGCGCAGAGAAGGACAAGCCACTGGCCGACAGCTTCTTCAACAAGCTGATCTTCGGCCTGGACCTGCACGATGGCGAACCGGTGCTGGCTCTGCGTAACCGGCTGCTGCGTACCCGGGAGCTGGAAGGTAGGTCAATGAGCCCCGACGACGCTTTCCGGTTCACCATCCTGTCCTGGAACCTTACCCGGGAGGGAGCCAGCGTCCAGCGGCTGATGACCCCGAGGGGCGGTTGGCGCAGGAACAACATGCCTACAGTCAACTAAGGGAAAGCGGGGACAATGGGCTGGCCTGAGGTAGTTGCAACGATCGCAGTGGCTATAGCGTTAGCCTGGGCGCTTGGTGGTCCACCAACCTTCGTTACCTACAGGTGTAACCACAAGAGCAATGATGATGTCTCCCGCTGAACACCGTTTGCTCAGGCGTCGAGCCGAACAGGCTCGGCGCCTGGGCAGGGACCTTTTCGAGTACCTGGACTACTGGAACCACCTGTTCACCGGTGCCATGGCAGCGAAGACCCGCTCAGAGGCCCTGTTTGGTGTCGCTGACAAGCTGGAGAACATGTCGATCACTGACATTGTTCGCTGGTATGGGTCGAACAGTGTGACGGCGTTAGCTGCACAGGCTGGGGTGGTAGCCCTGATCCGGGACCTGGCCGCGAAGGAGGTGGGTGAACGTGCGAAGAAACCGCCGGCTTAGGGCGGCGTGTGAATTAGTCCGGGCGACCGACCAGTTACGGCTGCTGACCCGGTTGGGCCGGGCAACCGATATTGATGTAAGGAATGTGAGGGAGGTGCTGGATGACTACCGCGACTCAGTACGATCAGACGTACCACGAACTGGATCTGGAGCAACTGCACCTGTTGGCGGTGCAGTATTACCGGCTTCACCGCGAGCGTCACTACCAGTTCTATGAGATGCGTAAGGCGTACGTGGCAGACCGCCCGCATATGCGCAAGCGAACCCTGCACTTTACTTTCCTCCGGGAGAATGAAGTGCGGGACGTGATTGACGAGGAGCAGATGTATGGTCGGTTCGCTTTGATCAACGCTGCCATGTATTTGATGGAGCTGGCCCGGCGTGGCGGATCGGCACCGTGCCCAACGTCCGAGTAACCTGGGTTGTTTTCATTATCATGTTCATCATCCTAGGTGGACTGATCATTTGGAGGGCAATGTGATACCCACTGGAGCATCCATCATCTTCTTCGTCGTACTCGCTGTCATCCTGGGTGCCGCCCTGGCTGCCGCCATCCTGGTATTCCAGGAGGTTCGGGCCGAACGGTCGGATCAGCACCCCGGCTGGGACACAGCACCTACCAGTGAGCTGTCCCTGATGAGTCAGGAACGACGCAAGGAGCGCGCCCGGTGCCCGGTCAGGCGAGGCGGTTGCGGCGGTACTCACTGCCTGGACTGGCGACGCAACCACCGCCCCTGTGGGAAAAACCCGACCAGGGCTGAGGAAAGCCCCGACCCATTATCACTAGGCAGGCACCACTACTACACCGTACGCAAGGCGGCGCCCGGGTGGTGGCCCTTCCCGAGAACCCGGATTGGGTGCCGCAACCCGCAGCTATGGCATAAGGTTGCCGCCCACGCCCAGGTGAGCCTGAGCCGACCAGCGGGCATAGTGCTGCCATGATCGTTCAGGAATGGTCTATCCATGACATTGACCCGAAAATACGGGATTCAGTTCTGCCGCCCAACCTGCTCTCAACCCAGCCCAAAGGGCAATATTGTTTACAGTTTCACGGTAGATACTGGCCCGGAGGGTTTGTCTGTACACGGCTAACCAAACACACTGGACGGCACGCCGCCGGATACAACGGCCGTATCGTGGCGGTGTGGCCATGAAGTATCGATGGTACGAGAGGTGGCCTTTTATCTTCGTGGCCGCATGCTTGTTCGCTGTACTGATCGTGATCGTGGTCAAGAATGCGGGGCCTTGATGTACAGAGTTTACGTGGACAAGCAGAAGCCCGGCGAGCACAACAGCTGGGATGACACATGGGAGGGCTGGGGCCTGTTCACGGGGGACCGCAACGACGCCATCAAGTACCTTCAGGATCTGATTAAGCGGCTCAAGAAGGAACCCTACCTAGCCCCACAGTTCGAAGGGGAGGAACCACTCCCCGGGCTGGAGAAGCCATGATCTGCAAGCATTGCCGTGAACAGGAACACCAGCAGTGCGCCACCATCAACGGAAGCTATTCATGGTGCGACTGCCAGCATTGGGAAGGAGGGAACATGCCAGAAAGAGAGGCACATTACGTCCAATACTCCACTGTCAAGAATCGGCATTACTGGGAATGCCAAACCTGCGGCAGAGGAGGCTCCGTTGGGGAGTTCGGTGACCCAGAGCTAGCGGCGGAACGTTCCCACGGGTTCCCGGTGGGAACCATACGCAGAGGAGAGAGGAACCTGTGAAGAAGTCGAAGAAGATCGCAGCCCGCCTCAAGAGGCGGCAGGACTCATGGGAAGCGCTACCTGGCAGCTTGAGCCGTCCCGGGACCAAGCGGATCGAGGCAATGGACTACCACCGTCCCGGCTCACAAAATCTGAGGAAGTGCTAATGATCTACGATGAGACTATCGACGAATACGGGTTCGACCCGCAGAAACCGGTTCCAGTGCTAGAAGAACTACGTGCCTACCTGAAAGAACCGTCTCAGGATGCTGAACCGGTGGCCGCCACCGCCTACGACCAGCTCCAGCTTCCACGGATGCTGGCCGTAGGCGAAGAACTGGTAAAGCTACCCGAGCAGCCGGCCGACAGTCAGCAACCCGTCGACCCGGCCAGTGGTCTACTCGGTGACACCTCAGACGCCGACCAGCAAGATGTGCAAGACCCTGAGAGCAAGGAGGGCAAGGATGAGTAACGAAATCGCGGTCCGCCCCAAGCCCATCGACCACGTGTCCGGGAAGTGGTTGCAGTACCGGGAAATGGCCGCCAACTACGCCGACCTGGGTAGGCGACTCAAGAGGCTGGAGACCGAACTGCGCAACGAGGTCGGTGACGCTGTCGCCGCGACCATCTTCGGAGAAGTGGTGGTCACCTACCAGCCGATCGACCGGTTCCGCACCACCCAGTTCGCCGACGACAACCCGGTCCTGTACAAGGAGTTCACCCGGCCACGGCTGGTGGACTTCTTCGATGTGGAGGCGTTCAAGGAAGCCCATCCCAACCTGTACAGCCAGTATCAGTCCCGGCAGTGGCGACCGAAGGATGTCTGATGGAGTGTTGCGTGACTGTGGCTGAAACGGAAACCGAACACTTGCCGGAGTCTGCGATTGCCCAGGTGCTTGCCGAGCATCGGGTGGTGGACACGTACGACCCGGGTCAGAGTGGGTTTAGTAGTTATCGATGGAAATGCACCTGTGAAGATTGGAGTGGTGCGTTATTCAATATGCACAGTATCCGCGACCGCCGTCAGGCACGGCTTGCGGCTTACTGGCATGTGGCCGAACGGATTGTGATCAAGCTTCAGTTGAAGGGGCTGGAAGATGGTGAACAAGCCCCGAGTCAAGGGGACTAACGCCGAAACAGCAGTGGTGCGGTATCTACGCGAACATGGCCATCCGCACGCTGAGCGTCGTTCCCTGCGGGGGAGCGAAGACTGGGGTGACATCACCGGAACCCCTGGTGTGTGCTGGGAAGTAAAAGCAGCTAAGACCCTGGCCCTGGCCGGGTGGCTGCGGGAAACTGAACGGGAACGGGTGGCATCCAGGTCCGACTTCGGCATCCTGGTGATCAAGCCGGTGCGGATGGGTGCCACCCGTACCGACCAGTGGTGGGCGGCCATGTACCGGGGGCATTTTGATTTGCTGCGTTTGGCAGCAACCAATGGTCTATGTCCTGGGGTGCCTTGCCCAACATTCCCTCTGTCGGGGGCGAAGATCAGCAACCTGTCCCAGATGATGAAGGAGCATCTGTACAACCACCACAGCCAAGCGATCATCATCAAGCCGAAGGGCATAAAGGACCAGCGCTACGAATACGTGGTCAGCACCTTGGCCCGTTTAAACGATCTAGTAATTTGTGCCGGATACGGGAGTGAACGATGAAAACGATCGATCACAAGGGAAGTAAGTGGGTGCATACGTCTAGTACGAGTCATGTAGACGCAGCGATGATCTCGTCACGTAGCTCTAGTGTCGGGGTCGGCACCGGGGGTAAGGTTCATCAACTAGGTTCGTTCGGTAAGCCCCTGCCCAGTCAGAAACTAACCTGTCAACGAGGGCTGGCGAGGGCCGCTATGCGGCTGCCGGAAAGTGAACAGGTGCAGGCTTTGGCGCAGGTCCTGGCAATGATGGGGCTACTGGAGCGAGTCTTCCCCAGGGGTGACAAGTTGGGAGGGCAGGGGTAGTATGGACCCAGGAGATGACCCCTACAACGAACGGAGCAAGTACACCGCAGCCGCTGTCATGGGCCTATTTGGACTTATGGCAATGTGCACTACATGCGGAGGCATAATCGGATACCTATTAGCACAGATCTAATCAAGAAAGGGAGCTATGCCAGAAACTTGGGGAAGTATCGAAATCTGTAGCAGTGATTCGGTTCTGACCGAAGCACTTGCGCGAATGGAGGAACGATCTCACGCTGACCACGGCTGGGATCGGCCGGGTGCCATGCTAGCCGTGGTCTATTCAGAGGTGTTTGACGAAAACGAACATCCAGAAGCCCTTCAGCGCCTACCAGCTGAAACTATCAGCAAGGCCAACGAGTCGGCAGCTTCAGGAGTCATCACCCTGAACCTCATGTCAGACCTACCGGAACTGGTGGTGGCCAACCCGTATGTGGGACTAGCGACCATGGTTGACCTGATCACTGAAGATGTTTTCAAGGATGAAGCCGAATGGCTTCGGAAGATCGTCAGCCGTCCCGGGTTCATCGGTTTCACCTTCCTGCTCAACGAGATGCGGGAAAATGAGACAGGAAAGCAGGAACGCAGGCAGAGGCTGCTGTTCAGCTCGTCAACTCATGGAATGTTCGCTGTTCACCGAGAAGAAGATGGACAGATCCAGTCCGGCTGGCTCGCTACCTGTGCCCTACGGAAGGAAGACCGAATCATGTGGGCATTGGTGAAGCTGAACGAAGTGTCGCACATGTTGCGGTCCCTGTTGTTTTATCACAACGTCGAGGTCAACGTTTCTTCGTGACGTAACTAAAAGTAGGCCGGTAGATGCTCAACACACCTACCGGCCTACTTTAGTACCCGAATCTGGTACCTTTCCCTGAAAGGAGGTGCAATGCAAACCCAGGTTGGACCACCGACAAACCCGAAGGACACCGGTGACCTGATCGGCCACCCGAGCATTGACGACCCGAACCGGGAAGAGGTCGCCGCAGACGACCCCAGCTACGTCGAACCGGACCCGCAGGCCACCGACCCAGGGGACGACTGACATGGCCATCAACACCACCTACCAGTGGGCCACCGGCTGCTCAGAGGGTCCCACCCCCGGCGCTAAAGCGCTCATGGCCTACTACCTGGGTGCCTACGCCAACCGGACCGACCCTCGGCCCGCCAACCTGGGCATCTACCTGTGCGAACGGCTCGGGTCCGGATGGTCCCTGCACGCCGAGGGCCGGGCCGCCGACCTGGGTACCGCCCCGTACAGCAGGCCACCCTGGGGCTGGACGCTTGCTGAGAAGCTGCGTTTAAACAGCAAGGAGCTGGGTGTCCAGCTGATCATCTTCGACCGGACGATCTGGTCCGCCAACTTTCCCCACGCCGGCTGGCGTAACTACGTCGGGTCCAACCCGCACACCGGGCACCTGCACGTGGAGCTGACCCAGGCAGCGGCTAAGAACCTGACCACCGCCACCATCCGCAACGTGCTCAACCCACCCAAGCCGGCACCTGCCCCTGCGCCAACCCCGACCAAGAACCAGCCCGGGACCCGGGTGCTGCGCCTGGCCAGCCCCCTGATGCGTGGGCCTGATGTCAAGCATGTGCAGCGGTGGGTCGGCACCCGGCGTGCCGGGCCGGTGGATGGCATCTACGGCCAGCAGACCGTGGCCGGGGTGCGTTGGTATCAGCGCATCCGGGGCATCACGGTAGACGGGATCGTGGGACCCGTAACCTGGCGTCACATGGGCATTTCCTGGAAGGGTTAGCGTCAGAAATGACAGAGTTGGTGACATTGGCCACTGCAATAGTTGTACTATTCAGTACGATTGTTACCATTCGTACCAGGCGCCAGGTACAACAAGTGCATGTGTTAACCAACTCGGCAAATGCACAATTGAAGAGACATATCAAAAACCTCACCGCAGCATTAACCGCCCACGGAATCAGGGTCCCGATAATAAACGACTCTGAGGATGAACGGGAAATGGGGCACTAAAATGCGTGCAGCTAAAGCCTGGGTAGCCGCCATCGGCACCGTAGTGATGGCCCTGTCCGCAGTCCTGGCCGACAACCTCATCAGCACCAACGAGATCGGCACCCTGGCCATCGTGGGCGTTGAGGCGGCCCTGACCATCATTGCCGTGTACCAAGTACCCAACGCCGGGTTCGTGGAGAAGCCACAATAGGGCCATGGCCCGACAGAAGTACACGTGGCGCATCGACACACCACCCGGCTGGGATGTTGATGCGATGCACCGCGAACTACTGGACCCGTTGACCCGGATGCAGAACCTGAACCGGTGGGTCCAGCTGGCCGAGCTGGACCTTTACGACGACCACGTGTTGCTGAAGCTGACCATGACCGGGCATGACCGGTGGTGGATCAGGAAGCGGGCGCCGGCCCTGATCGCCGGCCTGGCCACCCAGTCCGGGATCGGCACGCACATGGTGCAGCACGTGGGGATCGAAACCCCACCCACGTTGAAAAACGCCCGGTTCACCGACGAGCAGGGCAAGAGAGTGTTTAAACCAGAAGATGGCTCTGAGCCCGGCCCGCAGCTGTCAGTACGGTCCTGCCGGGCCTGCCGGGACCCGGACCATTTTCACTGGCGCCGGGGCTGGAAGACCGGTGACCAGGTGCAGTGGGGTCGAGGTCGCTAGTTTCCTATGTGGCCGGCGCTATGGTGATACGACGGTCGGAAAAATCGTAGGCACCGGCGACACTTACCCGGGTGGAGACCGCAGCCCAATAGACGGCACCTGGGGTCAGGCTGGGGATGATGGTGCTGCCTTCCCCGTAGACGTAGGAAGTGGAGCCCGTGTTGGTGCCGATCAACGGGTTGCTAGTCCCGGTTTCGCTAACGATTGTACCGGTTTCATCGGTTTCGCGTACGATGTAACCAGCCTGAGCCCTGGTCGAACCAGACGAGACGCGCAAACCCCCCCATACGGTTAGATGCACCCGGCCAGTTGTTGGTGCCAGGAAAGTAACGGAAACCGTGTCCGCTACCCCCGGGTCAGTTTCGTAGTCGGTGTTGGTCAGACCAGTGACCGTGGTGGCATCCCGGGCGGTCTGGGTTGGGGGTGTGTCTAAGGCCAGGATGGTGGTGCCGGCGAGAAGGTCAGGCATTACAGCCCCCTAACAGCTGGCTGCCATAGTCGTACATCGACACCAGCAGCAATGGTTTTGTTCACATTATTGAGAATGGCCTGTTGGCAGGTGAACGTCTGTACCTGCCCGGTAGGTGCACCGATAGCGGTAACCCGGACCCGGGCACCTGAAATGTTCACATCGAATGGGAGGCTTATGTTTGATGCTCCCGTCTGGCCCCACAGTGGCCCAAGGGTGGTTTCCACATCAAAGCTGGTGTCGGTACCGGCATCGAAGGCAGCATCCAGCACGCTCCCTGCCGTGTCCCTGCGGGTCGGGCTCGCTGGGGCTGGAACTGCGGCAGCTGTTACTGCTGTAACAATCAGGCCGATTGCTGCCGCCCCGTTTGCCGCATCGGTCCAGGAGATGCTTGGAGTCTGGTCCTGGTCCGGGTCCCGGGCACATACCAGGTGCCGCACGTTGGACGACTCCAATGATGAGAGCTGGTTCCAGCCAACCTTCAGTGTTGGTGGGCCACCAGCTTCCTCCACCCCGAACGCAACGTAAGTGGTGTCACCTTCGTTAACCGTACTACCGATGTTGACGGCCAGCTGTTCCCCGCCAGCGTTCAGCGTAGAAGTGTTAATGCCCTTGACCGCATTCGCCCCATTGTTTCCAACGATGGTCCCGGTCCATTCCGATAGGGACCATTGCATTTCCTGGAATGAGGGTGTTCCATCGTAGGTGATGGTCAACGTACCGGTTGCCGCACCACCCTGTGCCCGGAACAGATACAGGCGGCGGCGTAGCCGGTAGTCCTGTGAAGCGACCAAGACCCAGGTTAGCCCCAGCCCGTCTACCGATACATCGCCCGGGTCCGGAGCTGGGCCGTCTGGTGTTACTACTACCACGGCCAGTAATAGAAGTGAATTATTATTCGGAGACACGCTAGCTGTGGTGCCGGGATTAGAGCTGGAGTCGTCATTGGTGAGCTGGTTGACTGAAGTCAACGGGGTCTGGGTATCAGCTCGGAGCCCAATAGTGTACGGACTGGCGGGTGTGGTGTTGTTCTGCATCAACCACTTGTACAAGTCGTACTCTTCACCGTATCCCCGAATAATCTGTTCTATCGCATTAGGCGGTAGCCATGGGGGAGGGTCAAGGATTACTATCTTGCTCCCAACCTCCAGTGTGGAAGCTGCTGAAAGAAAAAGTGGGTCGCTAGGACAGTTCAATGGAGCCAGGTTACGTAACCTGACCACCGGGAACCGTGCCTCACTGAGAGTCCCTAGAAGCAACCGCCACGCCGCCTGGTTCGGAAGTTGCAGATCATGCGCAACGTTAACCGAAACAGAGTCATCATAATGACCAATACCTACGGGAGGTGGCTGCACTGATAACGGGCCAGTTTCCTTCCGTAGCTGGAAACTGGACCCGCCAGTCCTGCTGATGATGATGTCGTTTTTGACAAACCTGGTGTCCCTGGTCGCCCGTAGCGGATGACGAAGCTGGCATGCGTTGTACGAAATTGCCAGATCAGGGTCCTGGTTGTAGAAACTACGCCCAGTCCGATAACTCAAACCAAGCTGGTTACGGGTCTCGAACAAGATCCCCTGATCAGCTTCCTCCGCATCATGCAAAACAGAAAGAAACTGACCCGGCTCCTGGACGCCCAAAAACTGGGTGTCGTCCAAATCGTTGGCTGAAGTAAATGGGATCTGGTTTTCCGCACACAACCGTTCGATGCGACGCCCGGCTCGTTCGTTGTAAAACCCGTCAACTGCTGCCTGCACCATCGTAAGGCCGGTAACTGTTGCAGCCGAAGTTGCCCACACTGAAATGTGCCCGATCGAAACCGGCTGGCTATCGGGGCGGGCACGGGTCATCACCTGAGTGATCGAACCAACCGAGGAGCCAGCTAAAGAGCCGAAGTTGTCAGTGAAAACCAACTGCCCAAGCTCGTTGTACACAGTTAGGTCGTACTCTATGTTCGCACCATTTTCATACGACTCAAACTGTACCCAGTACCACGCCCCGTCGTTTAACGTCTGCGCAATTGTACCAACAGAAAATGAACTACTTTCCCCATCAATGGCAGTCAATCCCAGCTGGGTATTCTGAAACTCCAACACGAGTCGTTCTATGTTGCCCGGGGCGTTTAAAAGTTGCAGGATGATTGGCCGGTAGTCAGCCGTGTCCTGGTAGGACACCAAAAAAGACACGGTCCAAGACCCACCTGCTCCCAGTACCTGGTCCATGTTGGGGACTTGGCCGACCAGCTGCCTCTCTGAGGCTGTGGCGATTGAAAAATCGGGAAGTGCCTTGGTCCCAACCGGTACGTCGTTTCGCCCACCAAAATCGGGGAAATTAGTAGACGAGGGCCTCATTGAAGGCTGACCCGGGATGCCACTGGCCGCCACCGAGGCTCCCTGCTCGTCTTCTAGCGACCAGTAGGCCACGAGCACAGGTACCATGTTGCTTCCAGTGATGGTCCCGAACATGGCACTGACAACTTCTCGGTCCTGGTTTAGCCGGGACAGGATGCCGGATGCCTGTATCGGCGCCCACACATCTTTACCGTACCGGTCCCAGTCCACCGGCCATTCAGAAACTTCATTCACTACCCGGATTGAATTGTTGACAGTAATCCGGATAGGCGTATTCAGCTGAATTTTTCCGAACAGGGGGGAGTTCGGATTGTCAATCGTGTACCGACCATCAAGGTTATTCAGATAGAGAGAGGTCCGGGAAGGGTCAGCGGTGTCCGACTCGTTAGAGCTGCCCCGGTCGATAGAGGCTCCGAAGCCTTCCGATGGCTGGCCGCGGACATCATTGGTGATGTTGTTCCACTCGTTGTCGTAGAACAGTTCAACAATGATCTCGTTCTGTTGATAAAACGTCATTGACCGATCACCTGCTGAACGTTGCCACCCCTGATCCGTACCCCGCGCCGGAGAACTTCCAGGATTGCATCACTGGCGGCACCTCCATCTGATTCAAAAATCAGATGGATGCTCGGGACTGTGGCACCCGGCATGCCGGCGAATGCTCCATCTCCGCCTCGGATCATGTTGGCCAGGCCGGAGGCCACCAGTAGTTCCCTGGCCCGGTCGGGGCGGGTAAGGGGGATCAGCACTTCCGGGCCGGCCTCCCCGGCGATCAGGCTAGTGGGCCGGGTGATGATCATGCCCTCTTGTCCGAAGATCGCCCTTCCGGCCAGCCCTGCTATCCCGGCCAACCCACCGAGGCTCGGAATCCGGATGCTGTTGATGCGGTCCCGGATCTGCCCGGCCCAAAACGCGGCACCACTGAGCACGCTGTTGATGGTACGAGCGAACCCGGCCGCAGCGGCCAGTGCGGTACGTGCATGACGTATCGGTGACAGCATTCTGAGCATGATGTTCAGGGCTCCACTAAGCCGGGACCTGAGAATGTTAGCGTGCAAACTAATGCCGCTGACAATACTTCTCAGGGTTCCGGTCAGTGGAATTCCTCGGCCGGAGAGAATGTCCACGAACCGGCGGACCCCGGCCACGATCCGGTCCCACCAGTCCTTGATGCTAGTTAAGACAGCACGCCAGTCCACCAGCCTGGTGATGATAAATGTCAATGGGGAGAACAGCAGCTGCACCGCGCCCAGGACATCTTTCTTAAAGGCTTGTTCGATCCGCCCGATCAGAGTGATCATAAACACTAGTGGGGTAACCAGGGACTGTAAGACGATCAGTAGGAACTGGGCCGAGATCCGTAGCCCGTCGAAGAATGCTGCACCTGTGTCCGACTCCAGGAACTCATTCAGTTTTTCGATCATTCCGGTAAATTGTTCCATCACCGGAATACCATCTTCCCGGAACCCGTCAATCAGGTTCCCGGCCAACCGACCAATTTCACTGAGTAGGTCCCGGACGGCGGTGAACGACTCCTCCCAGTCTTCAATGGTTTCCTGGAAGTTGGGATCGTTGGCGAAGTCGTTGATACTGTCCGCCCAGCCGTTAATGGTGTCCGCGATACCGTCAATACCCCGCCGAACATTGGGGATCGACTCATCTGTCAGGTTGGCAAACGCCCCGATCAGGTTGATGATGGCGTCACCGATCTGTTCGAAGCCCAACTCGGCCAGGCCGAACAAGGCGTCGAAGAACGGGATCGCCATCGGGTGGTCGAACAGTTCAATGAACTTACCAGCGAATTCGCCAGCAGCTTCGGCTACATCAATGAACCCTTGCCGAAATGTTGGCCCCAGGCGTCCATCCAGTTCTCTTACTGCTTCACTGATGGGGCCGAAGAACGACTCCTGCACCGCTTTTCGGATGCTTTGAAAAAACTGTACCAGTTCCCGTAGGCCCCGCAGGCTACTACGGGTGTTGGGTCCTAGTTCTTCAATGGCATTTTGAAATGCTTCCGCTTCTTCGCTGGTGGCTTTGATCGCCTTACCCAGGTTGGAGAAGACCAGCACCAGTGGGCCTATGGCGAACAGGAAGGCAGCGGCCAGTCCCGGCATCAGGGTCAGTAGCAGCTGGACGGTTTCCACCACCGGGATCAGAATGGCCAGTAGGACTCCGAAAATGCCTACCAGTAGAACGATCACCACAGTTAGGGCGGCTGCTGCGGCGGCCAGTTGCACGATCGCACTGGACAGGGAGACGGCTGCTGCTGTGGAACTACTGAGCGCGGCGGACAGGTTTTTGAATGCTTCTCCGAAGATCTGCCCGATCTGACGGCCGAAGTTGAACAGGTCCCCGAAGATGCGCACCAGGCTCAGCACGAACGTGCCAACCAGGCTTCCCACCAGCCCCAGGGAGCGCAGTAGTCCGCGCCGGTTCACCCGGACATCTACCTCTCGGTTCCGGGTAGCGACCCGTAACGCCGCTTCGGTGCGGGCCAGGCTGGTCTGGGACAGGTTGATTTTTGCGTTTAGGTTCAGGTCGCGGCGACCGAATGCCTGTCGCATTCCCTGCCTGGCTCGTAGGCCCAGCCGTTGACCGATGAGGTTGCCGGCCCGGTCGGTGTCTTCCCGCAGATCTATTGCCAGCTTGCGTAGCCCTTGGCGTACTTCCCTGGCAAAGGGTGAGGTATCGGCGTGTACCGATATAAAGGCTCTGCCAAGCGACATAAGCTGATCCTAGCCGTTGGTTTGATTCATCATACCGAAGAAGGCGGCAGTGGCCGCGTCTTCGTCAATCAGGTCTTCAGAGTCTATTTCCACACTAGCTGGGGGGGCGTCCAGCTGGGCGTCGAACTGCATCCGGTCCTGGTCTTTCATATGCCGGACCACCAGGGCGTAGAGAGCGTTCAGCCAGGCGCCGAATGTCAGGTTATAGGTGTCTAGGCGGGCCATTTCCCCCAAAGCTTGGGTGCCGTGTTCTCCGGTGACGACAGAGACCAGCCCAAGGGTCCACCACCAGGGATGGCCGGAGGCGATGGTGATGACGTCCCGGGTGGCTTCACCGATTTCGACCACGGAGATATTGCCGGCCAGTAGCTGATCGTCAAACAGGGCCTGCTCGCTGGTAGTGAACATTCCCGGAATGATCTCGGTGGCATCTGGCTGTTCAGCGGTCAGGATGGCCAACCAGGTCGCCGCCGGAGCCGGAGGAATGGTGTATTCGTGATTACCGACCGTTACGGCAATCCGGGCGTTGCGGAAATGAGCCGAAGCATCAGCTCTTACGGGCACGGCTGGTGGTCTTCTTGGCCACGCTCCGGCGACCGGCCCGGTTAGTGGCCGGCTCCACGTCGAACACCTCTGTCAGCTGACTCATCACCAGTTCCCCGGCCACGATTCGATCCTCCAGCCAGTCCCGGTCAGCTGGGTCGACCACCATGTAGTCGATGATGTCCAGCACCCGGGACACCTTCTGCACCGAGCCGGACACCTGGGTCACGTCGTTCTCATCAATGCCCTCAACCACTTTGATCATCCGACCGATGACCAGCATCTGCGCATCAGTGGGGGGCCGGAACTCGATCTCCCGTTCGCCGATGGTGCGTACAAAGGTCTCAGCGCTGCTATTGGTTGCCATGCCAACAACATATCAGGGGTCGGTGGGGGTTCAAGCGATGATGACCCGGTAACCGCGACTTACGCCGATAAACAGCAACGGCGCAGTCAAGTATGGAGTTCCATCCATACCCGGGTGACTGACGCCAGAGAACCTGACCCATCGACCCTTACGGGTCCAGAAGAACCGCAACACCCCCCCGGAACTTCTAGGAAAGATCGGATGCGGCCTGGCGCCATTGTGAGCAACCAGCGCGTGACGCAGCTCCGAACCTACGTCCCCCTGAACCTGGGTGGGGCCGGTGATCCGGGTGGTGGCGGTGATGGTCCGGTTCAGGTGTGGACCTGGGCGCCGCCACCCGGTGGTGTTTTCCGGGGCGATCCGCCGGGCCGCCCTGGCGATCTGGTTACAGGTTGTCCGGGTGTGGGTAAACGCCAGCTTCAGTGGCTCGGTGCGCATCGTCACCGGGTTCTCCACGAACCTCAGCACCATCTTCACCACCCCTGACAACAGGTTCCGTCACCTGCGAATGTTCAACGTCGTCGTCGCCGATGTACACCAGGTCCGCGTACCCGGCACCTACCAGTGACACCACCATCGGGTTGTCCGGCTCTGAGGTGAACTTGTCACCCTTGTCCATGATCCCCACCGCCCGGTTCATCTGGTACACGTGCCTTCTGGTCATATTAGTCTCCGGAGCATTCTTCGCAGCTGTTGAACTGGGCTGTTATCCGCCATTCCCCACCCGTACACCCGCCCTGGAGGGCAAACGGTAGCCAGTCCTGGCTGAACCAGTTCAGGAAGTTACCCGGGTTTTCCTGTTCCTGTTGGTCCTTCCAGCAGCATATGGCATCGGCCATGGCCTGCTGGTCGTTCTGTACATTCTGGAACGTTTCCAGCCAGCCTTCCGGGTTGAATGCGTCCGGGGCGCAGCGAAACGAACCCATCGCCAGGTCGACACCCCAGCTGGTGGGCATGCAGTTGCTGGCCAGTTCGTCGGAGATCGGGAACTGCTGACCGGACGGAAACCGTCGCATTACCCGGACGTAGACCAGTCCCTGGCAGCAGTAGTCGTTGTATTCGTCAAAGTCCGCCGCGACCGGGTCGGAGCCGACCCGGATCACGAAATGCTCCGGTAGGTTCGGGTTGAGCGCCATTCGCTGTTCCAGGCAGGACAGCAGGGCGATGGCGCTGGGGGCGATGGCCCGGTCGACACTGTCAGCGCCTGGCATCAGTAACACATCGTTCGGGGGGTCAGGGGAGTTACGGGGGAGTCGAGGTTGGCGTAGATGATGCCCCGGTCCAGTAGGTCGTTGACCACGGCCATCATCAACCGCTTGTTGTCGGCCGGAACATCTGCCCAGTCAACCGCACTGGCCTGTCGGGTCTGATAACCGAACAAGGGTGCCTGCCGCTCGTAGCTTTCATGGAAAGCCTTAGCAATCGTTTGGGCTCTGCTTGGTTCAGCCATCAACTACTCACTCCCGCTGGTGTGGTCACGGTCCGGGGGAAGGGCCGGTCTGGGCTCCATACCCGTGGACGCTCCTTCAGGCCCCACGGATTGTAGGCGGCGATTACCTGGTCGACTTCCACCACCCCGGTCAGGCCCCTGTCCATGAGCCGTTCCAGGTCGACCATCTGAGCGGTGACGCCCTGCCGGGCGATGAACTGGAGCCGGCCGGGGATGCGGCAGGTTTCCCCTTGGCAGGCCCTGGCGAACTCACAGGCCAGGGTACGAGCGGCGGTGGCCAGCACTGTCGGCACCGGTTCGCCCTTGAGGTAGGTGACCTCAAACTGCTCGTTGGTAGCCATGTCGGGGCATTCTGGCCAGCAGTCCCCGTTTAAACGCACAAGCCAATGGTGATCTTGAACCTCGTAGGTGGCCGGGTCCACCACCTCGCCATTGACCAGAACCTCCACCACACTGTTGACCGGCCCAGGCAGATAAGCCTCACAGTTGGGCGAACAGTTACACCAGTTCCGACAACCACAGTTACGCCACAGTCCGTCCGGGCCGATGTACGGCAACCATAGGCCACCAGTGGCTACCGCACCCCAGCCGAATGAGGGGGAGCATGAACCCTTGCGCCGGCCACAGGGGCGAACGGTCTGCTCGCATAGCCCGAACCGGCGGCCAGTGGCCGCCCATAGGATGGTGGAGGCGTACTGCTCGGCCCGCTCCTGCACCGCCGGAGGGTGGGTCTCACATCCACACCCACAGACGATGTCGTCCAGAGTCCAGCTACAGGGTGCGTTCACAGGTTCACCACCGCCACTTCTCCGTACATAGCCGTACGCCGGTCTCCGGCAGCGTTTAGGGTGTCGAGTCTCCAGAACCTATCGTAGGGACTGGCAAGAGCACTGGCAGGGATGAAGGCGTCTGCGGTGATCAGTACCGCGCTCTGGGTGGTGATATTGATCTGTAATACGTCGGCTGAAGTCAAAACCAGCACAAGTGGATCTTCATCACTGGTGCAGTTCTGCGGCTTCAGATACAGCTCCAGGGTAGTGATGTCGGTAAGATCCTCATTTGCGTCAACCGGAGTGACAACAAGGCTCAGAACCTCATCATTATCCTCATGGAGGACAATGTCCACCCTGGTAGCCATGGCCCACCTCCTACGTAACGGTACCAGCCAGACCCTTTACCGTTACCCCACCAGATAGCCCCACCACCGAGGCAGTCCCGGCCAGTCCGAGTACCAAGGCAGTCCCAGTCAGCTCGGCTATAGAAGTGGCACCCGTACCCAGGTTCCCGGCTAGACCACTGGCGTTAGGCATAGAGGCAGACATGGAACGTAGCCTCGTCAGCGCCATGGTCATGCTGCCGGCAATAGGCAAACTTGCACTAAAATCAACTACGTTGACAGTTCCCACCGCCAGGTCCCCGGTCAACCCACTGGCACTGGGTAAGTTGCCGACCAGGGCGAGGACAGTTGACAGACTGCCGGTCATATCAGAAGCACCAGGTGAAGTGGCGCTGAAGTCAACCGCACCAACGGTCCCTACCGTTAGATCCCCGACCAGGTCGCCGGCGCTAGGTAGGTTACCGGACAAGGCGCGGACAATGGAAAGACTTCCGCTAAGTCCACTTGCACTAGACAGGCTACAGGACAGGAGTCGATTTCTATCCAGGAAAGCCTGAAGGCTATTCGCTGATGGTAGTAAGCAGGAGAACGACCTGGCAACGGTCAGGTTGCCGGCCATTTCACCAGCACTACCCAACGACGATGACAAGGGCCGGGCAACAGCCAAGTTCCCCTGCGCGTCATCAGCGATAGGAAGCGCCACGGAGAAGTCAACGTCCTCCTGTACGGCCGGAGCAAATACGATCGCAACCGCAGCCCAGTCCCGGTTTGTGATACCGGGATTCCACGTCTGATCCCCGGCAGCGGTGACTAGCTTTGATGCTCCCCGGACAGTGGCGTTGCTGACTGCTGTTCCGGATGTGGTGGATAGACTTGTTAGTCCCGACCATGCTCCGTTTGTGGTGTCCGAGTCCTGGGTGTACGTGTCGCCAGCTGGACCCTCGATCGCGATCGCACAATACGTCAACTGATCCGGAGCAGTAGGAGTGATTGTCACCGAAGGAGTAGCTGAGCCGCCATTGTTAACAACCTGAGCAACTGCTACTGGAGCGACCGGATCAATGTTTTCCCACTCTTCCACTACGGTAGAGTCGGCGACCGTGTTGTTGCCGAAGTTGACCGTGAGGTCATCGCCGTCGCTGTAGGCGTTCTCCACCACGCAATAGGCGATACGGCAGGAGATTCCAGCACTGGCTGCGCCCGGGTCCCGGTTGGCCGCCTCCCCGACCGTCCACGTATTGCCGCGTGGGTCGGAGATGGTGACAGCAGTAGCCTGACCACCGCCGCCGGTGTTGTCCATCGCCAGCCGGGCTATCAACACATTCCCGACTGTGATGCTACTGCCGGCGGGTAGATCCACCGCTGTCGACTGACTGGAGGTCAGGTTTTCTGCCGAACCCCTATCGGCGACTTTTGTCGGGGTGGTCGACGGGACCGCTTCACCGGTTGACCAGACCAGTAGTGCGGCGGTCAGATGACGAGTCTGCGCACCGGCACCCGGCAAGGTCACCGTATCCGCATAAGCCTGTTCGGGCTGACTGGTCGCGGCCAGATACCCGGCCGCTCCAGCGTTTCCACCTCCGGTTCCCACGCCACCGTAGTGATCCAGCAGGATTGAGCCGCCCCCGACCAAGGAAGGGTTGACGTCGGTGGTCGACCATGTGACGTTGCCAGTATCTCCATCACGGGATGCCAAGGCTGCGATTGCCAGCACATCCCCGGTAGTTATATCCAAAGTAGAATCGGTAGTCAGCGACGACACAAGGTTGGTACCTGAGTCAGCCACCGTCACGTCGGCAAAGTCGTAACCAGAACCCTCCTCAACCACCATCCACAGGGCATCAGTGTCACCGATGTTCCATGCCGCAGTGAATGACACGGCAGACACCGTGGAAGCCACCAGCAACTCGGCCACGGCCAATGACCGGCGAGCCGCATCGTCACCGGGCAGTGTTGCCTCAACCAGCCGGTTCACCCAGGTCCCGCTGCCTGCGTTGGGCGTCACCCCGAAGGTGGTGGCACCTGACCGGTTCCACGCCACACAAATGATCCGCTGCCCGGCAGCAGCAGACAGTGTTGCCGCGTTCCCGTTATCAACGACACCGGCGACTAGGCCCATGACACACGCTCATCGCCCATGGCGCCCGATGGCTCCTTAGAATGAGTCTGACGGGTCGCCCAGCTGCATGGTCAGCTCACCGGCCGCAAACGAGGCAGTGTCAGTGTCCAGGACCGGCTTAGCAGTGGCCAGCGCCCCAAAGGCCACCAGGTTCCCGGCCGTGGAGGCGTCGAACAGGCCGGCGTGGGTCAGGTCGACCCCTGCCAACCAGTCGGCGGTGGCCTGCGGGAAAGACAGGGTACCGCTGTTGGACTTGGTTGCCGGGGCGGTGCCGGTGGCCGGGTCCCAGTCGGCGGCCTGGGTCTGCACCCGGGCATACGCGCCGCCTGACGGTTCGGTGAAGTTACCCCCGGCGTCGGTAGGGGTGGTGCTGGACAGGGCCAGCCACAGGCTGGCGTACCCGGCCCACTGGGGGTCCTGGAGCAGGCCGTTGAGAACGTCCCGCTCTACGGTATCTGTCAAACCGGCCATGTCTTAGTCCTCACCTGCGATCTTCCTGATAATTCTAGTGGAAAGAGCACTGGAAACACGACCACAGGGCACCACCGGGCCGGTTGGGTTGAAATCCAGGGCTGAAAAGTCCTCACCTGCGAAGTTGACGGCTGTCCGTCCGGGGCGCCGGCCCGGGTTGACCAGGCTGGGTTCGTCCCGGTGCTCTACCAGGGAAGGCCAGGGGTAGTAGACAAGTAGTTCCCGGTTCTCGCACCAGATGGTCAACCGCCGGTCGTACAGCTCCCGACGTGGCGAGCAGAATTCCAGCATGGGCTGGATCAGGCTAACCGGAAGGAGTACGGCCACCCCCCACCAAACCCCGCTGGACACGATCCAGGAGGCGTTGTTGTCATTGGCCTGCCTGGTGGCCCGAAGGATCTTCGGATGGCTCAGTGCGTTGCCGAAGTACAGGGAAATGGGCCGGTCGCCGATGTACGGCAGCACCCACTGTTCCAGCCCGGGAATCAGGTTCCGACAGGGCAGTGCGTCATCCTGGAGTACCAGGTGATGGGTGGAGGTGGCGGGCCACTTCGACCAGGCACGGCGGTGAGTGTCCCATTCGTCATCGTCCCGGTCCCAGGCAATAGTCCACCAGGTGAGCGCGTTTTCCCGGGCGAGCCGGAGCCGGTCCACCAGGTCCCACACCAGGTTTTCCCGTTTCTCGTGGGCGGCTATGGAAATACTCAGCCTAGGAGCCATCATCCCCACTTTGTATCCCGTTCCGGTCTCAGCGCACGAACCATGGCTGACTGCTCAGGGAGCTGACGCTGCATCCATTCCCAGTAAATCTTCTGCTCCCTGAGGAAGTTCTCCTTGGTGTTGAACAGCTGGTACGTGGCGTCCTTGTTGGCTTTTCCGGCCTGGTAGTGCATATGTTCGATGACCACGTTTGGCAGGTACTGGATACAGCCCGCCTGCTTTCCCAGTTCCATCACCGACCGGTCACTGAACAAGTGGTCTACCGGAGCCGGTACCATTCGACCCAGTGCACGGATAATGTCTGCCGTCATCATCCATTCTGTACACAGGGTGCCCTGTCGGTGTAGATCGTTGCCGTATACAATGCCGGTACCCATGTCCGTTAACTTGGCCTGGTACAAGTCAGACCAGCACCCTGAGGAATGGTTGATACGTGGAATGTGGTCGTCACCAGCGAACCCTATGAATAAGTCTGTTTCCGCTAGGTAGTTGGCCATGACGTTAAGTTTGGTCACCATTGGCCGCCACGACTCAAAGGTGATGAAATCAAAACCAGGCTCGTTAACCTTCATCACCAGATCCACATAGTTCCGATACTCGGGGTCGTCTTGGTCAATGCCAAGTAACATGTCGGTACCCTGAAACGCCCGTGTCTTACGCCACGCTCTGACTACCTTGGCGATGTTCCCAGGTCGCCCCCTGGTGGGGATTGCTACTACCGCCTTGATCATTCGACCCTCCACCACCAACCGGCCGGGTGGTGCGTCACCGGGGACATCTTCTCCACCCGCGTGTCCCGGTCGAACCAGAACGCCGGGTCGTTGTTGACCACCAGCATTTCGTTGATCGCGGCCAACGGTCCACCCTCGGCGGGGATGCGCTTGCCACCACGTCGCCCCCGGGTCCCGGCCAGGTCGAAGATCCCATCCTCAACCACCAGGTACTGGTGGGGCGTCACCAGGGTCCCGTACAGGGCGATCTCGTTCATCACGTGCCTCTTGTGGTGGTCGGAGTCCAGCGACACCATGACCCGCTTGCCCCGGACCAGCTTCTGCACCAGGTTGAATGTCTCTGGGGCGGTGCTGCTGCCCCGCACCCACCGGATCTTGAAGCCTTGATGACCAGCGATTGCGTGGGCGGTACGGGACGGGTCTAAGTTGACATCCACAGTGACGACGCTCAGGCCAAGGCTGGCGAACCACAGAGCGGAACCACCCCACTTGGTGCCGGTCTCCACCACCATTTCCGGCTTCGCGTTCCTGATGACGGCCTCATACCGGGCCATGTCCTGCCTGGTCTTCCACATCCGCACCCCGAACGGGAACTGTTCGTGTTCGCGGTTACCGAACGTGTTCATACTGGCTTCCAGGTCCAGGTAGGTTTCCAGGCCGGTTTTCGTCACTGGTCCCTCCAGGTGGCGGGGCAGCCGAAGTCCACGGCCATCCTCCGGGCGATTTTCTTCAACCGTGGCCGGAAGCTGTCCCAGGTGATGTCCCAGGGTTCCCGCTCGTCTTTCGGCTTCTTGTTGGTGGCTACCGGATCATCAGCCAGCTTCTCCATCACGTTCCAGTCCACTTTCCTGTCCGCCGGTTGCCCTACCTCTCCAAGGAGCATTTTCATGTCCCAGTAGTTGAAGTGTTCCAGGGAGAACCATCGCCGGGCGTACATCTGCGCGGTCTGGTTCCAGTAGATCCAGAAGGCCAGGCATTTGTCCGGCCGGGTCTTCTCATACCGGATCTCGGGCCTGGAACTGAAGATGATCTGGGGGATCACGTTGCGTCGCTGGCCACTGAACCAGCCCAACTCCAACATGGACTGGACGGTGGCCAAGGGGTGCCGAACAACCTGGATCGACGGTATGTCCAGCCGGTCCAGATACGGGACCGCCAGCCAGGAAGAGTCCGCCTCATAGTTACCCCAGCTCGGCCGCCGGTCCCGGCTGGGAGCATTTTGGGTGGCGAACTTGAGCGTGTACACGCTTTCATGTCCGCAGTTAATCCCCGCCGAGCGCATCAGGTGGGACATGAACCGGGTACCGGAGCGGCCGGTGCCGACGATCAGGAACCTGCTCATCGCCCTCTCCTCACTGCCGGGTGGCGTTCGTAATCCTTGGGGAAGTCGAAGTCATCGGTTTCGTCGTTGATCTCTGTCCAGGTTTGTAGGCCGAAGTAGCGATGCGTACCCATGTCGCCACCATGGATCGACCGGTACAGTTTCCAGCCCGGTGGACGTTTGATCGTCGGGGAGTTGATCACCCTCAGTAGGTGTTTTCCGAGCATTGGATGCTGGACCCAGGTCCAGCTGACAGCGAAGATTTCCCCGTACCGGGTTCCGGTTACCTTGCTGGCCCCGAACCGGCCAAACCAGGTGACCTGGTTGCGTTTCTCGGCCATGATCCGTACAACTGCGGTAGCGCTGAAGTACACGTCTCCGAGCAACAGGATGGTACGTCCGTTCGGGTTCCACCAGGGCTGGCTGTTGACGTACTCGTTTTCACCATCAGCTTCAACCATGATGGCGTCAGCTACGTGGTAAGCGCTGAACTGCCCAGGGGGATGGATGATGTAGGTTTCGTCAGCGTCCCAGAACTGTTCCACGGTCCGGTGTAGCAGCGGGACACCGTTGACTGGAACTAGGTGCTTGGGCACCCCGAGATAGTTGTTCCATTTCAGATCAGGAACCCGGCCGGCACAGGCGATGATGACCCTGGTGTCACCTGAGGACAGTTTCGGCAATGCGGACAAGTCGGTGAGTCCAGAGGTGTCTGTCTGCGATGAGGGCCAGGGCCGCCTCGGTGCGGTCTTTTCGGTCCTGCTCGGTGAGGTCACTGATTTGGCGCGCCAGCTCCTGGAAGTTGAACCGGTCATACAGGATCATGTTCTCCTTGGTGAAGCCCTGGTCACTCAACCCCGGGGTCCGGGGATGAGCTAACATACCACCCCTACCCATGGTAGTTGGTATCCGATCAGACCAGTACCAACCAGATGGGGCCGAGTCCCCGACCATCACCCAGGCGCTGGCGCACAGGTCGTTTAAACGGGCGCCGTAGATGCCGTTGTTAGGTGGCACATACTGGACAAAACCCTTACCGAAGGTGCGCCTGGCCCACACCAGCAGGTCCCGGCGGTGCCGGCCATGAAACGAAGTCAACCGGCCAGTGAACGCCACCCGGCTCGACAGTTCCGGCACCACCCGGCCCCTACCCAACCGGGCCAGGCCCATAGCTGGTGGGCACCAGAAGTGGTTCACCCCCCGGTCACGGAACCACTTCTGGTGCCCACCATCGGCCGTGAACATGTAGTCCATGGACCACCAAGGGTCACGGCCCACACGAGAGTCCCGATGCGTCAGGCCATGGTACAGGTCCAGGTGCAAACCCACGGTGGGGATTGACAGCCCACGCAGTCGGCTGATCATGATCGCGATGTTGCCAGACGGCTGCTTTCCGTGAGTCCTGGCCCACAGGAACAGGTCATGCCCGGTGGCCAGCCGCACCACCTCGTCACAGGAGACATCCCGGTCCAGCTGGTGGGTGACCTGCCACCCTAAGGCCCGGCCAGCGTCAGCGACATCGCACTTCCACTGGCCGGGCCTGGTTGCTCCCAGCAGGAACAACCGCATAGCTGTTACGAGCAGCCGGGGCTTGGCCCACAGCCGCAGGCTGCCTCAGGCGGTGCCAGCTCGGTCATCTGAAGATGGCGATGGTCACCGCTGGCAATCGGTACCAGTAGTGGCGACGGGGCGCTGGCGTCGTTCAGGACCACGTTGTACGGCCCGGTCCCCCACTGGGACTCGTTGCGGGTACGGGCGGTCACCGTAAAAGTGGCCAGGCCGTTTTCCAGGCTCAGGTCCCCGGTGACACCCTCCACCACCCACGGGTACAGCACATACCCGAACCGGACGTTGCCGCTCTCGCCGCAGGCACTGGCTCCGGAAATCCGGGTCCACGCCTCCAGGGCGAAGTTGACCGTGTCCACCGAGCCTTCCCGGGTGCGGAACCCGACCGCGTTACCCGCCCCGTCCAGCACCAGTGGCTCCCCGGTGAGCATGTTGAACAGCTCCGGGTCCACCCGGCAGAACGACAGGGTCAGGTTCAGCCACTTCAGGATCGGTGGGCTGGTGTCGGTGACACACGCCTGACCATCAGCGTCGAGTGTGAAGAAGTCCTGACGGTCGTTCTGTTCCCGGGTTTCGGCGATGCTGGTGATACCGCCAGCGACCACCTGTACGCACGAGCCCACCTCGGGTTCGCCGCACGCGTCCAGCAGAGTGGCCCGGACCCTGGGGACCCTGAGCACGGAGTAGCAGATGGCAGGCATTACGAACCTTCCGCGAGAGTGGTCTGGGTGGCGAAAATGGGACAGTTGTCGTACGCCACAACGTATTCACGTTCAGCGAACATGGTCACTTCGTTTGTGCTCCGGTCCAGGGCGCCCTCGATCGGCGAGATGAACACAGCCGTGTCCGGGGCACGCCAGATCGTCACAGCAGGGGTGATATAGATCCAGGTACTACCCGCCGCCGGGGCCGCACCAGCCGGGGACAACCCGGCGTAGTTCCCGATCGAAACCACCGAACCGGCCGCAGTACGCCACAGCCGGCCCTGCATCGACATCACCGGAGCAGCTTCCGCAAACGCGGAGCCCGCGTGCGGCAGATGGATCACACCGCCGTACCCGTACCCGGCGTAGAAGGCCGCTTCCAGCTGCGACACGGCCTCCACCAGGTCAACCGCCGGCCCCACATCCGTGGCCGGAACCGTGTTGTTGGCCAGCGACGGGGACTGGCCGAACGTGCCCCGGCTGAAAATGTCCTCCACCGCAGCCTGCTCGCCGGCCTTCAGTTTCTCGAACGCGAACTGTTCCCGCTCCTGGGTCGACAGGCCCACAGCCGCACATTCAAACCCGGCCACCACCGCGAATGGGGTGGCCTGTGTGTTGGACATGCCATCGGTGAACGGACCCTTGGTCGGGTTACCCGAGTCGGCGATGCACAGCGCCTCGAAACCTTCTGCGATGCCGCAGGAGTTCGACAGGTAGACGATGCCGCCGTCACCGCCGTGGGGCGGCAGGTCCAGGGGGCCTGTGGCAACGGTGAACAGCCCGTACCGCAGGGTCTGCGGAGTCGGGTTCGGTACGTACACCGGTCCGGTCAGGACTGCCACATCAACCTCCTTCATGAGGTGGGCATGGCCCCGGGTCTGGTGCGGAACCCGGGGCCATGCTCATCGTTACGATCCGCAGCTGACCGTCTGAAGGTCGGAGGTGTGGCCGGTTGGGCAGATCGGCACCGTGTACACCCGCGACAGTGGGCACATGCGCATTGCCCGGAATCCGTCTTCCATGAACAGCTGGGTGACCAGGTTCTGCGGCAGGTTGACGCTGTCGTAGACGGAGTCGAGCCGGATCACGTCCAGCCGGGCCAGGACCCAGGTGCCGGCCGGGTAGACCAGGAAGTCCACCGACGTGGGCACGGTTGTCAGGGCGTCGTCGGCCCCGTAGCCGACCCCGGAGTCGGAGAAGGCGTCCTGCCAGTCGTAGACGTACTGCGCCCGGGCGCTACGGGTGGCGAACCAGGCGGCCAGCTGGGCGTCGGCCAGGTTCGGGTCGCTCACCCCGTTGCGACGGATGTAGTCGGCCCGGTACTGCTCGATGACCCAGAACGGCAGCACCACTTCCAGGGTGCTGGACTGGGGCAGCCGCAGCCGGTACTTGATGTCCACGATGGCGTGGGCAACGGCCGACAGGGTCTGGCTGACCACTGACGAGTCGCTGTTCCATGGGGCAGCAGCGGTCAGGTCCACGGCGGTGGAGCCGGCAACCACATCGGCGATGATCTGCCGGTTGAGGTTGTGGGCGCCCACGGCCATGAAGCCCTGGATGAACTCGGAGACGAACTCCGGGTAGGTGCGGTTCTGCAGGATGCTGCCGGTCAGGCACAGGGCGCTGATCTTCAGCCGGTCGTCCACAAACGGCGGGCATGGGACCTCGCGGCAGGTCTTCACCTCTCCGGAGATCACGTCATCCTCGGTCATGATCGTGAACCCGGAGCCGTCACCGAACACCGCATCGAACTCGATGCCCTGGTTGTGGTTGATCCCACCTCGTGGCGCGGACACCTCCGGACCAGACCACATGCCATCGGTGCCGATCTGGTTACAGGTGGTGTACAGGTTCTCCGATGGGGAGCACCACCCGTTGGCCGCAAGCAGCGAGCCGCCCGGAAGTCGGGCCTCATTCATCACATGCTGAAGCTTGTTGTTTGCCGCGACCTTGTCTCGGGATTCGGCCTGGGTGATGGTGAACTCGGTGCCGAACCGGCGCTGGATCTCGGCCACGGCGTGCCGGGTCGGGGTGCGTCCGGAGTAGGCCCGGGTCCGGTTGACGAATGCGGTGGCTACCGCATCCCAGCTGTCCAGCTCGGCTCCGGTGGTGACGCCGGGGATGTCGGCTGCGGCGACGATGACATGGTCACCGAACGCGGACGGCGGCAGGGCGTCGGCGGTGCCGGTTGTCCCGTCACTGCCGGCGGCCAGGGCCGCCACGTCCACCCGGGTTGCCGGGGCTGGTTGCGCCGGTGGCTCATCCTGTCCACTGTCTGGCGCGGGTTCCGGGTCGCCGCTGGCGGTGACCGGCTCAGGCTCGGGCTCAGGTTCAGAGGCGGGGGCTGGTTCTGGCGCCGGCGGCGGTGCGGTGGCGTCGAACCGGGCCTGGCGTGCCTGTCGGCCCGTGATCTCCTCATCGGCGGTGCCGATGAACGCGACCAGGGTTTCCAGCCGGTCCAGTTGCTCGTCGGTGATGGCATCGGCGGTGGTTGAGGCGCGTAGCTCGTCCCGCTCGGCAGCGGCTACCCGGCGAAGGTCGCTGAGTCCTTCGGTGCTGAAGACTGCAAGGTCTTCTGGGATGACAAAAGCCATTTTCGGGGCCTTCCGTGGCAAGTTTAACTTTCCACGTCGGCCCTCACGCCAGCACGCGCTTCTGGTTGGCAAGGTTACCAGATATCTTGTCCAGTTTTATTATGTGACTTGGGTCACTAGCCAGGTTGGGAGCTTGCAGGAACCCGGGTCTCGTGCCACGCTAGGAACCAGACCTGTTAGGGGTAGGCTCCCAAGGGACAAAGGGGGTGGTGCAGTGAACTGGCGTAAGTCCAGCAGGTGTGACAACGGGAACTGCGCAGAAGTAACCTGGCGCAAGTCCAGCAGGTGCGACAACGACCTGTGCGTGGAAGTGGCCCATCGAACCACCGAGGTACTGGTCCGCAACAACCAGCTGCCGGACATCCATCTGAGTTTCGACCCGGACTCGTGGTCGAAGTTCATGAAGGAGTTCCGTACCCAGATCTGACCAGGACGCCTGATGCGCAGATCACGGATACTTCGTAGATCAAATGGTAGATCACATTCCTTACGGAGAATGAGTTGTGGGTTCGAGTCCCACCGTCGAGGGTAACGCCTCGCAGCTATCCGGGATCGATTTTCCTCAGGCGTCTTCAACTTCTCGCCGCCCCCCGGGACTGGTGAGACTTTCAAAACTACATAGGTTCCCGATGCGAAGACAGCCGTTACTTCGACTACTAATCGAGTGGTTATAGGTTCGAGTCCTATCTTCTGGTTCACCAGATGTAGCTCAATGGCAGAGCGCTACGTTTCGGATGTCAATATTTTCTCGGGAATCCATGCGGGTGCGCCGGAGTGGGAGAGCCGGGCCTGGCTGTAAACCAGGTGCACGCGCTGAGGGGGTTCGAATCCCTTCACCCGCACTGGTGGTGGTGCAGTCCCCCAGGGCTGCATCATCGCCCACAACTGAAGATTTCCCTCCGCTGCGAATGACAACGGCTACTTCATTCTGCAAAATGACATTTAACCGGGGTCGACTTTTTCTCGGAGGGGCAACACGTGCCACGGGCAGGAGACCGTCACGAGTCGAGCCATAGACTCTACCTCCTTTCCTTTTGTCCCAAAGTGCCGTACCCGTGGCACACCGCGAAAGGCCCCTTCCACGCATGCACCACCTCCCGCCCGGAGGCATGTGGAAGGGGCCTTTCTGCACGGGATGTAGCTCAGATTGGAAGAGTGCCTGGTTTGGGGCCAGGAAGCCGCAGGTTCAAGTCCTGTCATCCCGACCAACGGCAAACGAAAGGAGGAGAACCAGATGGCAAAGTTCAACACTCGCCGGACCCGTACCCAGGCCCGCAGTCCGGTGCGTTCCACTGGACGGACCGGCGCCACCTACGAGGGGGCCACCGGTTACGACCGCGACCCGAAGTCGGAGCTGCTGCTACTGTCCGCGTCCAACTTCATGAACGCGGACACGTTCTACGAGTTGATGGACGACCGCGACAACCGGTTGCTGGGCCTGGTCCGCCAGGTGGCGGTTGAGGACCCGGCGTGGACACTGGAGCTGGTGTGGTGGCTGCGTGACAAGCAGAACCTTCGCACCGTGTCCCTGGTGCTGGGCCTGGAGGCGGCCAAGGCTGTCAACGACCTGTCGGATGGGCAGTTCCTGGCCCTGCACCGTAAGTTCCACACCGACAAGTTCAACAAGGCCCATGTGACCGGCGGTGCCGGCCTGCATCCGAAGTATGGCCAGGGTGTCACCCGGCTGCTGGCCAAGGCTGGGATCAGGCGCGGCGACGAGCCTGGTGAGGCCGTGGCGTACTGGTTCCGGCACTACGGCCGGACCATGCCGATGCCGATCAAGCGGGGCATCGGCGATGCAGCAGTGGATCTGTACACGCAGCGGTCCCTGCTGAAGTACGACACTGCTTCGCACGGGTTCCGGTTCGCGGATGTGATCATGCTGACTCATCCGAAGGTTACCCTCTGGAGGCAAAACCAACTGTTCAAGTTTGCCCTGGAGCGGCGCTACAATCCAACCCCCGAGATCTCAACATTCCTGTACATGATTAAGGCAAACAGCGAACTGCGTCAGCAGGCGTTGACCGACCCGAGGGCGCTGCTGGACCTGAACCGGCTGAAGGAGGCCGGGATGACGTGGGAGGATGTACTCTCACTGGCCGGGGACAAGGTGTCCAAGAAGGACCTATGGGAGGCCATGATCCCGTCCATGGGATACATGGCACTGTTGCGGAACCTGCGTAACTTCGACCAGGCCGGGGTGTCGGATGAGGTTGCCCAGCAGGTGATCGATCGACTGACCGACCCACACCAGGTGGCATGGTCGCGGCAGCTTCCGCTCCGGTTCATCACCGCACACGTGAACGTGCCATCACTGCGGTGGTCGTACCCACTGGAGAAGGCCCTGAATCTGTCCCTGGCCAACGTGCCGTCACTGCCGGGACGGACCCTGGTGTTGGTGGATACGTCCACTTCGATGTTCGGCCGGTTCTCGATCCGGGGTGGCATCGGCCAGATGCAGCAGGCTGCCCTGTTCGGTGTGGCCCTGGCCACGCGGGCGGAGGACGCCACCGTGGTGTCGTTCTCGAACCGCACCATGGAGTTCCCGCTGGTTACGGGGGAGTCGATGATAAGGGCCTGGACCCGGTTCGATCACGAGTACAAGCTGGGTGGTGGTACTCGTACCGCTCAGGCATTACGTACTCACTACCACGGCCACGATCGGGTCATCATCATCACTGACGAGCAGGCCAGTGTTGACATGCACGCCGGTGAGGTGACTTTATGTGTGCCGGAGCATGTGCCGATGCACACGATCAACCTGGTGGGTTACACCAAGGGCATGATGCCGTCTGGTGAGAACAATCGACACGTTTACGGCGGTGTGTCGGATGCAATGTTCAGGCTGATCCCGTTGGTGGAGCGTGGAGTCAACGCGGACTGGCCATGGCTTGACCGTACCCCTTCCGTGGGGTAGTATTTGGAAGCGAGGTGGCCCCTGGGTTACTTCCCTGTTCCAGGGGCCACTTTAAGCCTCCATAGCTCAATGGACAGAGCGACGGTCTACGGAACCGTATATGCGGGTTCGACTCCTGCTGGGGGTACTGCGAAATAGAATGGTCGGACAGCCAGGCAAGAACTTGTGTTATGGAATTGGGCTGGTTGGATTCACGTCGTTATGAATGACACAAGTCACCATCTTGCCCTCGTAGCTCAATGGATAGAGCGACAGCTTCCGGAGCTGTAGGTTGCAGGTTCAACTCCTGTCGGGGGTGCTGTGTGTGAAGCCGGACAGCATTAGGCACTGGAATGTGGCTCCAGTTCTCGCGGGGGCAGATCCCGTCACACACCCCGAGGAAGGGGGTACGTATGACTGTTTGGTACACGGCTGACCCGCATTTTGGTCACGCCAACATCATCAAGTACTGCAACCGGCCGTTCTACAATGTGGACCACATGAACCGGGAACTGGTCCGGCGCTGGAATGAACGTGTCGCTCCAGAAGACACGGTGTTCGTACTCGGTGATGTGGCCCTGGGAAAGCTGGCCGAAACGCTACCTGTCTGCCGACAACTGAAGGGTAACAAGATCCTAATCCCTGGCAACCATGACCGGTGCTGGCCAGGGCACAAGGAGGTACGCCCAGCTGATGTGAATAGGTACCGGGACGCGGATTTCACCATCGGACCGCAAGAATGGCACATGGAAGCGTGGACCCTCTGCCATTTCCCCTACGAAGAGGACTCACGGCACCAGGACAGGTTTGCCGGGTTCTACCCGGCGGACAAGGGCCGCTGGCTGCTGCATGGCCACATCCACAACCTATGGCAGGTGAAGGGACGCCAGATCAATGTGGGAGTGGATATGTGGGACTTCTACCCGGTTTCCAGTCATCAGATCGAGGAGCTGATACGAAGATGACCAACCCGACCATGACCGAACTGGCGGTCCGGGACGTTGCCCGCCATGCCATCGCCGCCGCCGCCCGCCGTAACCCGCTCCAGTGGGAGGATTACCCGGACATCGGCGAGCGCGACTGGGCCGAAGTCGAGCGGGAGGTAGAGCGGCGGCTCCACCTGCTTGAGCCGCAGGGCGAGAAGTACGACTGCGCCTACCGGCACCTAGCCGGGCGTGCCGATGCGACCGGCGGGGAGGGCTGAGCTGTGCTGGACCAGACGAACGCGACCATGGTCGAAGGGGGAGGGGCGTAGATGGCTAGACTGCCTAGTGAACGGTACGTGATCCAGCAGATCAACGGAGAGGTACTTCTTTACGAGGATGACACCGAGCGGGTACTGGTGTCGTTCGACCCATCCGATGCCAACCAGTCTGCACGGGCACAAAAGGCCATCCATAATGACCCTGAGCTGTCCGCTGAGGACAAGTGTTTTGCCCACTTCTGGTCAGGCTACTTCTACCGAGCAGCGGTAGGGTAGCTTATGCGGTGCTAGCTCATCTGGTAGAGCATCAGCCTTCCAAGCTGACAGGCGGGGTTCAAGTCCCCGGCACCGCTCGATCAACCGGCCTCAGGAGCGCCCCGCAAAGGATCGGGGCCGGTTGATCATTGGAGGGGCCAGCCAACAGTTGGCGCCGGTCGCAGTCTTGAAAACTGTTGGGGGTAACACCCGTGGGAGTTCGACCCTCCCCTCCTCCGCTCATTTGAACACGTTCCGGAGATGCCACATGAGCCAGGCCGTGCCGGCAGTTAATGCCACCACGGCTCCGCAGGCGAAACCGACCAGATATCTGGTCATTTTTTTGGCTTGTACGAGCCGCCACCAGCTTTGGTGATCTCCGCCCTGGCCTGGGCCGGAGACGTGACCGTCTTGACGCTCCCGTCCGGCAGCCTCACCTCAAACTTGGTCGGTGCAGTCTTACCGCAGTTACAGCCCATGGCTACTCCCGGTCCCCATGGCGGGCAATGGCGGCGTTAGCCCAGAACACCGTCTCTTCCAGGTGGGTGATGGCCAGGCTCTTTTCCCGGGATTCCGGCACCGCCTCGTTCAGGTAGTTGGCCAGCGAACCACACATGCTCCGGATGGTCTGATACCGCGAAGGCTGGTCTCCCTTCGCCGGGTGGAAGGTGAACCGGTTCTCAAGATCCAGATGATCCATGTCGTTCTCCAAGTAGTCGCTTGACCCGCTCACTACGGACCGTGTCTTCCACCTCGCGCCACCGCTTGGCCCGGTCAGCGGCCTCATCGACCACCACCTCCCCGGGCTCAGTAACCACCCCGGCGGCCAGTAACACCTCCAGCTCATCCTCACTGTCAGCGCTGGCCCGCAGTACCGGAAAACCGGGTGTGTTGACCGCCAGGGCGGCCACCAGTTCCAGGTTTCCGCCGATCCTACGCCAGTCCCCGGACAGGGGGGAGCGGCGCAGCTCAGCAAGCTTCTCCTCGTTTAAACCAGGAACCAGGCTACCGGCGACCCAGATCCCGAACCGGTCCTCCCCGCAGGCCACTACCGCTACCGAAGTGCCGGTGTTGTCGTAGTGTTCAGCGGCGGGGATGAACCCCAGCGCGGGGTCGGCGTGACCCGTGCCAAGGGTGATCTTGCCGACCCGGTTCCGGCTGCCGTCGTCGCAGACCACTTCCCCGGTGGTGAAGTAGGCATAGTTGGTGGCCGTCCGTGGAGCAGTGATGCACCGGTTTCCGATACCCACGTGGCATTCGTTCCACGTGGCCAGGTGCCCGTACACGTAGCCGTTGTCGTCCACGGTCAAAGGAGTGGTCCGGTTAAGGGCCGGGTTGGTGAACATGTGGGCCGGAGGTCGGTGGACGGCAGAGGCTTGGTAGCCCTGGTCGTCGCCATTGTCATTTTCAGGAGTCACGCAGTCACCGCTTTCGTCACGGACCTGTCCTTCGGGGCAATCCTCATCACTCTGTCCCTGAAATGCATCCGGCTCAGTAGAAGATTCACCACTCCTGGAGCCACTGCTGGTCCAGTTCTCAGGGATCTGATTACCAAGTCCCAGCGACCGCGCCCGCTTCATGATGTGCTGACGGATCTCGTCATGGGAGCCGCCACCGCGACCCACCGCCTTGATGGCCTTGGCCAGGTCAGCGGCACCGTGCATCTCCTTGGACCGGATCGGATATGAGCCGTCCTTCATCGCCCAACCACGCCGAGCAGCACATTTACGGGCAGCAGTGTTCAGGTCACCGGCATCTGGAGTGTCCAGGTTCCCGCAGTCGTCGTCTGCGAACACGGGGTCAACAGCGACACCCGTGGTCCCGGTGCTGGTGTCTTCCCAGGTGACCATGCTGGTTTCCGGGTCTACGTTCACGTTGTACGTAGGCATGGCTGACTCATCCTCACTTCTGCCATGGGGCTTTGATCCGTGGGTCACCGAACCGCCCCCGGAGCACATCGTATATCTCATTGAGTACTTGCCGGATCTGTTCCTGTTCCTGTTCGGAGATGTTCGGCAGGCCACCGTGCCCACCGGCCATGAATACGGCTGCGGAATGTACCGCCCGGGGCACCAGGGTCAGTTTGTTGTCGATGATGTCCGCGATGGGTAGGTGGTAGGCCACCCGGGAGGTGTCAGCGGTTTCGTTGTTGCGGTACAGGAACGCCCGGTTGAACAGGGCAGGACGACCCTTGGACCATTGTAGAATCCGTTCGATGGCGGCCTCAAACTCGAACGGGGCGTCCCGTTCAGCAATCGGCATCTGTCGCCAGGAACTGCTGTTGACTGCGAAAAAGGTCAGTTCCAGTTCGATGCCGGCGCTGGCCAGTATCGCCTGGTCGGACTCGTCCGAAACGGTAATTTCGGTTTCCTCGAACGCGGCGAACGGGACGAACGTGAACCCGGCTATACGACCTTTTAGTATCCGCGCCACACTCTGGTCCGGCTGATGGGAGTGTGGCACGATCTCATAGGTCATGTCCGGCTGTAGGTCCACACTGGGGGTAGAGACACCTTGCTGGACCAGGTAGATAGCCTGTACCACTTCCGGAATGATCTGTGGGTCCAGAAAGGACCCCGATCCTATCCAGCCCCGGCCAGGCTGGTACTCCACCTGTTCCAGGCGCCCTACGGTGGTAGCGCCCAAGTGTCCCCGGTTGTTTTCCCGCGTGAACATGACCGGACGGGGCAGTCTACGATGACTCAGCGACCCTCGGGCGAACTTACGGTAGTCACCGGTGATGACCGGTTCTTCGGGAGCGATCAGCCCCCGGAACCGGATCGAGGAAATCGGGCCGTCAACCATTGACCCTCCTGAAACTAAGGCTGCATCGGCACGCGATGACCTCCCACGGCGGCCCCGATGGGTCACCGGGATACATCAACGGGAAACCGCCCACCACGAACGGCTGCATCACCGGGATCTCTGTGTCATCAGCCAGGTCATGAGACTGGCGTACCTGGTCGTCCCCGGTGTCGTTCCACCGCTTCAGGATCGGCCCCAGCGTGTTCTGCGCATCAATAGCAGCGGCCAGTGCCCCGGCGTTGGCGGCCCGGGTGATCTCGGTACCGGTGATCAGCCGGGCTCGGTTACGAAACGTGTCGTTGCCGGTCATCGTCAGCAGTTGTTCCACTGAGCCGGAAATCTTCTCCCGGCTCAGGCCCGCTGATAAACCGTCGTTAATCTGACGAACAACCATCCCATTGACTTCGCTGGGCAGCTGCATGAGAAACCCGTGAGAACCGTTCAGGGCCGCAAGGACATGGGAGCTGGTGGAGGAAAATGTGGGCTGGCCAAACACCTGACTCCATCCAATCCGGGCCGCTGTTTCCAGCTCTGGCCGTAGATCGGTAACTTCACGTTCCCATAACTGCATCTTGGAGTACACCGCAACCGGGTCCGGTAAACCAAGGAACCGGACTGTCGGGAACAGTACCGCTGTTGACACTGCCGTTAGCCAGCGCCGTAACGCTTCCACCACCCGGGGCAGTGTCGCTTGCTCGTGACGACGGACCTCGGGGCTACTCATGCTAAAAATCCTCGTACCCGTAGTACCATCCGCAGCGTAGTTAAGTCATGACCAACTGCTTCTTTTAGCAGCCCGCCCGTGTAATCATGCAACGACTCCGACAAAATGACTGGGTCTACATCAATAGACGCCACATAGGCGCCGACCCGGGACCAGGCACCTTCCAGCAGACGCTCCACGTGTTCCTGTGAAACAACCTTCAGCTTGGTGTGGATACGCTCTTCTGGCACCTCCCGGAACTGGCCCCGCAGGCTGCGGTTGGCCAGTAGCCGCTTACCGGCCTTGCGTAGGGCTTCGGTGACCAAGATGTCGGCTGCCATGAGCAGCGGGGTGGGTCCAGGTACCAGGTCGGCTGCGGCGATCAGGTTGTCCTGGGTGGTGTTAGCGGGTCGGGTCGCTGAAGGTAGTTCAGGGGTGGGGGACGTGTCGTTGGTGACGTTACGTTCCGGGGCTGGCGGTGGCGGTGGCCCGGTACCTTCCACCTCCATCGGGGTGACTGTGTCAATGTCGATTCCAATGGCCTCACGCAGTGGTGGGGATGCGAACAGCCCAGGGTCGCGCAGCATCAGTTCCTTGATGAAGCGGATGTTTTCCTCATCCTGGTCCGGTGCTGCCGTATCCGGGTTGTAGTCCCCGGACCGCAGTACCTCTTCCCGGGACACAATGCCCCGCTCGTACAGGTTGAGAGTGTCCTGGAGCCGGTTGGGGCGGTGGGTTAGCGGTCCGGTGTCGTACCAGAGGGAGAACCTACCTGGCTCCCGCCCGAGAGCACGTAACGCCGGGGCAAGATATGCCTCGTTGAGTGCATCGCAGATCCGCACCACCAATGGTTCGATGTGGACTTTGATGGCGTTTTCTTCCACATACCACATGCCCCAGTGGTTCGTCTCCGACGCCCCTTCCAGCACTTCCGGTGGCATGTCCAGGCTGGTGGCCAGTCTACGGATCGCTTCCTGGCGTAGTTGAACATGCTGCTCGGACAGGACCGACTCGAACGTGATTGGCCTGTCCGGCATCACGTCGATGGCTTCCTTATCCATCTGGAGCAGGATCGGCGCCAGGCTGGCAGCCGTTCCGGGATGCTGGAGGTTAGTGGTTATCGCCTCCATCAGGGCCTGCATCAGCCCTTCGGTGCCACCCGGGGTCCCATCGTCTTTGGGGAAGTCGATGTTGTTCGGAATGGGTAGAATCCCACCCAGGGCGAGCCTGGACAGCAGTTGGCTCTGGATGTACCAGTTGAGCTGTTCCAGTTCGGTCAGCACTGGCAGGGCGGCACGGGCGGGGGCGTCAGCCAGGTCCGGGGAGCCCGGGTGTGGGGTCCATACCCTGATGATGATGTCCCGGCTCGGGTTCAGTTTGATTATTTCCCCGTTGAACCGGAACTGGATACCGCCGGCACTTCTGCGCAGCTCCGATGGGGCGATCACGTACCAGCGGTCCCGTTTGCCTATCCCGCTGTTGGCGGCCCGGCCAACGATGAAACATTCCCCGGCCACGGTCAGGCTCACACCGATAGCACGTAGCTGTTCCGATTTAGCTGAAACTCCCCCGAATAGGGTGTCGGCCACTGCTTGGATTTCATCATCTTCGGTTTCGTTTCCGATCCGACCCAGCTCGTCTACTTCGGCCACAAATAGTCGGACCCGGGAACAGGCTGATCCGACATAGTTGGCAGCGAACCGGAACTCACCAATAATGTTGTACAGTCGCCAGGTTTCCGACTGCCATTGCTGGTCCCGGAGCCGATAGGCGTTCCATACCGGGTCGGAGGTGGTGATCCGGGTAGCTGAGGCGATCAGAGATCCAGGTACCGGTAATTTGTTTCGGCGAAAGACCATCAGCTGCCCCGTATTTCTAACCGGTCACTGGCTGAAAGCACCATTGGCGCCAACTTGGCCATGGCCAGCACTGCCAGGAAAGCCACCCAGGCCAGGTGCTGAGTGGCGAACGTTATGCCGGTCAGCGGCACTGACACCCATACCGCCGTGCACCCGGGACAGTGCACCAGGTAGGTCAGCTTCCCCTCAACCCCGAACCGGTTAGTTACCCAGCGTCGCACAGGCGTGGTTATGGCTGCGTCCACCACAAGCCAGGTCACTTCCGCCACCGCAAGGGCTAGAAGGATCAGAATAACCACACTGGGCATGTGACCAGCATAATCAGTGAAGAGACCTTTATCTCCGGCCACCGAGGGTGTACAAGCCAATGTTTCGGTTAGCGGAACTGGGTCGACGCCCCCGCTGGGGCTGATATGAACCAGGGGTATGGATGCTAGCGACCTGCTTCTCGGTACCCATGAGGTGCCGGCAGGCATGCACCAGGGCATCCAGCCGGTTCGGAGAGCTGTGCTTACTAGCGTCCAACGGATCCCAGTAAATCATTTCCTTTTCTAATTTCTCGAACTCGCCAATATGGTGGATGCCGCCCTGTTCGTATCGCATTGCCACTGGTTCAGCCCGTAACACCTTTCCGTACAGCGAATGCTCGGGCTTCAAGGGTGCTGTTGTATTGGCTGGGAACACGCCCCTTTTTTGAAGTTCCCTGTAGGCGTCGGCGAGAACGTCTGCCATCCACCTTTTACCCAGGTTGTTTTCGTAGACAACAAAATCACATTTGTATTGCCCGAACACGTTCCAAATATGTAGCGCTGCTTCTCGGCCGGCAAGTGGGACTGATTCGTCGGCAACCACGTAAATGTGATTGCGACGGTCCCGGGACACCACGATTACACCCATTTCATCAGAGGGTCCACTGGTAAGTGCCTGCTCTCCGCTAGAGAGCAGCGACGGGTCGACTCCGACTACCCGGGCCATAACGTTGACCGGCCCCATGTTTAAACGGTTAGCTTGGATGTCGGACCACTTGAACAGGGAGCCTTCCAGCAGGTCCAGTAGTTCGCCGTACAGCTCCTGCCGACCGATCGTGGTGCCTTCGTACCGCTTTCGCATTTCCTCCAGCATGACCGGCGACAGGTTGTCCGCGTTGTCGAAAGTAGAGCCACGGACGATGGACACGCTGTCATCGTCACGTTCCACCCATTCCCGGATCAGGGTGATTGGTTTCGGGGTGGTGGTGACGAAGACTCTGGGGTGGTCCTCTAACAGGTCGGCCCGCATGGACGGGGCGATCCCCTCGATCCAGGATCGGCGCGGGTCTCTCCATTTCGCAATTTCATCCAACCATCCGCCGGCAGCGTTATAGCCACGGCCCACATCGGGCGAGTCGGCCCCTTCGAAGTAGATTTTTGTGCCTTCTGGCTGAATAGTGATAGTTGGCTTCGGGGACCGAACAAGACGGTATTCGATCTCTTTTCGTTCCAGCACCCGTAGGATACCGGACGGTCCTTCTAGGCAAATTCGACGTGAGTCGGAGGTGGTTTCTGCAATAACCAGCCATTCGGTAGGGAATCCGTGCCGGTCAAGTGGATGCCGAATAGTCTGTTCCACCAACCATTCAGAGCCGGCCCGAGACTTACCAAATCCACGTCCGGCAAGGACCATGTGAATGAACCAAATGCCAGCGGGCGGGATCTGTTCTGGCCGGGCGGTGTACCACCATTCCCCCCTGGCCATTTCTGCAATCATGTCATCGGACAGGGACTGGAGCCATTTCTGCACGGTCTCCTCTGGGAGCTGTGCCAGTTGCCGTGCCAGACTCAAACCCATATAGGGAATGGTATAGGTCAACTTTTACGTGCAACGGGTCGGTATGGGTGTAGTCTGGCTACATGGCAGTCATCAATGATCTACCGCAACAGTCTCATCGATTAGCTTCAACGGGCCATCCGGCTTACCAGTTGATACTGAACGGGGATCTTCGACGGCTGAGGCAAAAATTAGGACTCTCGGTAACCATGCAGGCACACATGATGGGAGTGCAGCCGATAGCAGTGCGGAGGTGGGAATCAGGCGAGGTCATCCCTGCGCTGGATAGCTGCCTCAAGGTCCAGGCGTGGTACGAACAGGCGATAGACACGCTCCAGCAAGCGGGCATAGGATCACTTACAGACTTGGTCCACGTGTCTCTGGCTAGCCAATTTCTGGCCCGGTCATATGCCACCCTGGAACGGATGTGCAGGTCCGGGGCACTCAAGTGCGTTGATCTTGGGCCGTTGGGGCTATACGTAGAACGTGCAGAGTTAGGCGAGGTGCCGCAGGGGGTGTAGGTGACGACTCATGGTCTGTGTCGAGCCTGTGACATGACCATCACACGCCTGGAAGCGGGCCTGAGTCCGGACTACCACCCCACATGTGGACCTAACCGGGACATGAAACTGTTTGTGGACCCGGACGGCGCCGACCCGTTGAACGACTCAATGGCCCGGGACTTGGATGATGTAGTCCTCTGGGCCTACGGGGGCTTAGCCCGTAACCGGCAACAGATGGTGGGACCCAGTGAGCTGGGTGATTCCTGCGATCGCAAACTGGCCTATCGGCTGGTCGGCGCCCCCACCGTCAACACCCGTACCGACCCATGGCCGGCGATCGTGGGCACGTCGGTGCATTCCTGGCTGGAAACAGCTTTCAGTGGGCTTCAGGTCGAGGTCAACCGGACCCGCTGGTTGACGGAGACCGAGGTTGTTGTTGACGATCTGGTGCTGGGTCATTGTGATCTGTACGACCTGGAAACCGGGTGCGTGTGGGACTTCAAGACTGTCAACTCGCAGCGGCTGAGCAAGTTCCGGCAGGAGGGTCCCCCGGAGTCCTATCGGACTCAGGTCCATCTGTACGGCATGGGAATGGTCAGGGCCGGCTACCCGGTCCGCCGGGTAGGTTTGATCATGCTGCCCCGAGCCGGATGGTTGTCTGGTAAATGGCTTTGGTCCCAACCATACGATGAAAGTATAGCCTTGGCTGCTTTGTCCCGGATGTACCATCTGGCTGAACAGCTGGTCCGGCTCAACGCGGACCAGGATCTCGGGCGTGTCATGGAGGTGCCACCCACCCCCTCCCAGCTATGCTCCTTCTGTCGGTTCTATACTCCAGACCCCGGCCCTAGCAACGGCTACGGCTGTCCGGGCAAGTAGAAGTAAGGTGACGTGAAGTGACACAACCGTTCGGTAGCCAGTTCGAGGAACCCCAGCAGGGCGGCGACCGGTTCACCGCCGAAGAGGCCAGGCACCGGCGCCTGATCATCGTCCCGATCGAGTATGTCCCCCAGATCCGCACCCAGCGGGGGGAGATGGTCGACGGTATCCGGATCAACGTGGTGGACCTGGATAACCAGGGCGCCCAGTACAACGGGGCACTGTGGTTCGGGGGTCGGCTGATCTCCGCGTTCCGGCCCAAGATCGGAAAGATGTTCCTGGGGTACCTGTCCAAGGAGAAGACCCAGGGTGGCTTCGAGGCATGGACGTTCAACAGCCTCACCCAGGATGAGTACACCAAGAACCTGGCCACGCAGTGGCTGACGGCTAATCCAAAGTTCCTGGAAACCTGCCAGGGTGATGTGAACATGGCTGCGGCCAACCCGCAGCAGTCGGTACGACAGCCAATGCAGCCACAGCAGACCCAGCCGTGGCCACAGCAGACCCAGCCGTGGCCGCAACAGACCCAGTCGTGGCCGCAACAGACCCAGTCGTGGCCGCAACCGGCTACATCGCCGGCACCACCAACACCGCCGGTACCGCCGACACCACCGGTTCCGGTAGCACCGCCAGCCCCATCCCCACAGCAGAGCACCTGGCAGCAACCGGCCCCGGCAACACCACCGGTTCCGGTAGCGCCGCCAGCCCCGGCAGCACCGGTTGCGCCACCGGTCTCACCCCCCCCGCCCCCGGTAGGTGGTTCGGTGGTGGAACGACTACGCGCCCAGGCTGCTCAGCAAAACAGCGCTGACGCCTCGAACGGTCCCATTGACCAGGAGCAGTACCCGTTCTAAAACAGTGCAGTGAAGTGAAGTGAAGTGAAGTACACAGAAGGCCCCCGGAGAAAGTCCGGGGGCCTTCTAGGAAAGGAGTGTTCCAGCCCGACCAGGCTGTGCAAAACAGACTCTCAAGAAAGGCTTGACTATGCTAACAGAGCAAATTACGGGTAGTCAACCGGTGCTTGATGAGTCCGCCGTCCGGTACTGGCTGGAGCAGCTACACGGAGACAGTGAAGGTTTCATCCACGTATGCGCAACCGATAACTGGTCGGGCGTAGCCTGCGCCACCGTTGATGAAGCCGTTGGCTATGTGCAGATGATGGATCTCCGTAAGGCGCCCGGAATCTATGTTCGGGTCACCACGCTCCGGGAAAAGCTAAAGCCCGGGACTCGGGGGAAATCGTCAGATGCAGCTTTTCTACCTGGTATGTGGGCTGATATCGATATCGCCGGCCCCGGCCACAAGTCCCCTCACCGTCTCCCGGGATCAGAAACTGATGCCCGAAAGATCATAGCCTCCTCGGGGTTACCGGAACCGACCCTGTGGATACATTCCGGTGGGGGCATGTACCCCTGGTGGCTACTACAGGAGCCGTACCGCACCACCGATGACGATTCCCTGGAGCGGGCGGCATCACTGTGCCGGATGTGGCAGGACCTGATCGCCCACAGCGCAAGTCAGCTGGGTTGGCATTACGGTACCGAAGTCAAGGATCTGGCCCGGGTCACCCGAATCGTGGGAACCGTAAACCGGAAGGTTCCCGGCTCGTACCAACAGTGCCGTCTGACTAATGGCGGAAGCGGCGTCCTGTATGGCTTCGATGACCTGTTCCATATCACCGTCGAGGCCACGATGCGGCTTCCAGCGCCAGAGCCGCCACGTCTTCCGGTACCAGTAGGGCAACCAGCTGACGGCCTACGTCCGGGGGATGATTTCAACAACCGGGAGCCATGGGACAGTTCGTGGCTATTACACGACTGGCAGGTTCATCACAAGGTTGGTTCCACAGTATACTGGACTCGACCGGACAAGGCTCTACGAGACGGCTACTCCGCCACCACCGGCCGAAGCGCTGAACAGGACAGGTTGTACGTGTTCAGCTCTTCTACCCTACTGCCGGTAGAAAAGCCCCTGTCCAAGTTCGCGGTATACGCACTACTGCACCACAATGGTGACTATGCGGCAGCGGCTGGGGAGCTGCGCCGGCAAGGCTACGGAGACCCGCTGCCGGCCCGGGTGATCACCAAGAGCCTTCCGAAGCCGATGGAGCCGATCGACGTCCGGGTGCTGGGACCGGACGACCCGCCGACACCAGGCAATGGGGAAAGGGAGCCGTTAGAAGTAGGTAACGCTGGCACAGTAGCGGAATGGTACCGGGACAACCTGGGCCGGGGGAAACTGTCGGGGGTGTTCATACGGTCCGGGGACATGGTCTACTGTCCCAGGATCGGCGAGCAAGGGTATGTATCACCAAGTCATGACGCGGATGAAGATGGCCCGGCTCAGGTCCGGCTGGTGACCCCGGCGTGGCTGGCGGGTAAGGTCCAGTACACCTACGAGTGTTACAAGCGTAGGAGCAACGGGGATACCGTCAATGCTACGGTCCCGGTTCATGCTGCCGTGATCGCCGTGTCGGTCCCGGAAGAAATGCCACACCTACGGCCACTGACTTCAGTGACTCACACGCCACTGATCCGACCCGATGGGTCCATCATGTACACTCCCGGCTATGATGAACAGACCCGAACCCTGTTTCTGCCGGAGCCTGGACTGACGGTCCCCCCGGTCCCCACGCATCCCAGTAGAGAGGACGTGCGGGACAGCCGGGACGCGATGTGGGAGTTGGTGAAGCAGTTCCCGTTCAAGACCGATGACGACCTGGCCAACTTCATGGGGATGATGATCACCCCTCTGCTGCGGACCATCGTCCCTCCCCCGTATCAGATGTTTGCGATCACCGCACCCATGCCGGGTACCGGCAAGACTCTGCTAGCCGACGTGTGCCGGATCGTGCATGGCGGGGTGTTCCGGGCTGAAATGCCAGAGAACGGTGCAGAACTACGTAAACAGATATCCTCCATTCTAGACACAACCACCGGTCCGGTGATCCACATCGACAACGTAACCGGCGTGTTGGCCAGCCCGATCCTCGCCGGCCTGCTCACCTCAGGCCGCTGGGACGACCGACGACTGGGAACACCCGATCAGATTTCGGTACTGAACGACCGGCTGTGGGTGGTAACCGGCAACAACGTAACCATCGGCGGGGACCTACCCCGGCGGACCCTTGAGATCCGGATGGACTCCAATGAGGAGTATCCATGGTTGCGGACCGACTTCACCATCAAGGATCTACGGGAAGTGGTCACGGCCATGCGGGGGGACCTGCTGTGCGCACTGTTGACAATGATCCGGGCCTGGGTGGTGGCCGGCTGCCCGGCCCCGGACAAGGACCGGGCCGACTCATACGCCAACTGGCACCAGGTGATCCGGGGAATCCTAGCCTATGCTGAGGTTCCGGGCCTGTTTGGTGCTCCTGACACGGTGCCCGAGGGTGTGGGTTCCGACGAGACCGACTGGTCGGACTTCCTGGAGGCGGTGTACCGGGTCAAAAGCGTCTTCCCCTGGACCGTTGGTGAACTGTTGGCTGGTTGCGGTTTCCAGGCCGGACTTTCGATTGACAGCCTGCCCGGGGACCTGCCGGACAAGGTCTACAAGAACAACAGTCGGGCCGCGTCGGTGGCCAAGTCGCTGGCACGGTGGCTCCGTTACCGGGATGGCCGCTGGGTCAACGGTCTGACAATCCGCAGCTCTGGTGTCGATTCGCACAACAAGCAGAAGCGCTGGCAGGTGCACGTTCATCCGAGACGCCAGTGACAGCAAGTGGGGCACCGTCGCAGCAGGTGTCTTTCCAGCCGCACGTGGGGCACCGCCACCGGCACGAGACCGGATCAAACGGCGCCCCACAGTTTTGACATTCCATCAAAGTGCCTACTATTTTACGCCCCGGGAGGGTTTCGTTCCATACACCAACTGCTTGAGCATCCGGTGTGCGTCAGCTCTGCTAACGGCTGCCTGTGGGGTGTGCTTTGGCCCCGACAGCTTAGTCTCCCACGACCCATCATCGAGTCGTCGCGCAAAACCCAGGCACCGTCCCCTGACCCGGCGTGCTTCCGTGTCGGAGTCCAGTTTAACGAACTCGGAGCTGGTAAACACATACGTAACAGTTGGTTGCTCTACCCAGTCCATAAACGTTCCCCTTAAATCTGTTGTTGACGATGCCGGATAACGGCATCAGCTACTTTGGGCTACATATAGCCTTCTTTTCGGGTAGGAGGGCAAATGTACCTCCACTCCGGCCTTCCACGCTTCGCTTATGCACCCCCAGGTGCCGGAGCCGGTACCTGGCCTGGCACCGGGTTCGGGGAATGCGATCAGTATGTCGGCCAGGTCCCCGGGTGGGTTGATGGAGGCCCCGTCAGTGGTGGCCCCTTTCATGGTCACCAGGCCGGCCGGGTAGGGGCGACCGGTGATCATTTCAAAGTTGCGGATCGGGCCAGCTGACCGCCCGTACAGGTCCCAGTTGGCCAGGTACTGACTAAACTGGAGTCCTGCCCGCTGGCACCAGCCCCGGATTATGGCATCGGCACCGGTGCGGCAGTCACCGACCCGGATATGTGGCATCGCGCCGCCCAGCCAGTATGTGTCAAGGACCGACTCTATGAATGCCTCATCAGACCAGTGACGCCAGCCACTAAATACCACAATCAGTTTGTCAGTCACTGATTTCCACCACCGCAGCGGTCAGTTCCACATCGCTGGAGGTGGTTCCGGCGTAGTGATTCTGGGAAGTGTAGCGCCCGTCCACGACCCGTACCGTGTGCAGGTACGTATCCTCGGTCCCGTTGACCTCGTAGGTCAACAGGTAGGCGGTAGTCGGGTCAAGGTCGGGGCCGTCGTAATCCACCTCTACCTGAAAGGTGACGTTACACCCGGCCGAGCCAAAGCAATGCTTTTCCAGCATCCGGATCGACAAGGTGAAGTCTTCCGGTTCCGGCAGCTGGAAACTAGCCTGTGGCTGCGGTGTACTTCCCCGGTTCAGAGGCTTTGAAGCTGGTTCTGTTGTGATACTGCAACCGGTTAACAGTGCAACCGATAACACTAATAGTGCAATTACCTTTCTCATGATCTTCTCCTTTCTACATGGTCCGGGCCGGGTGCAGGCTTTGCCCCCTCGCAGCACCTTCTTGGTGCGCCTACACCCGGCCCGGAGTCTGTGTTACCGCACCTGCGGCGCTCGCCGCCCCAGGGCCATTCCCAGTCCGCCGAAGGTGGCCAGGCCAAGACCGATACCGAACAGCACCAGAGCCGGGCTGCCGGTCTGCGGCAGGTTGGTCTTGTCGGCGTCATTTCCGTCGCCGCTGCCAGCCTGATCGATGTCACACAGCGGCGGATGTGTGTCGTCACCGGCGACCAGTTCGGCCAGCCGAGGACCACCGGCCCGTAGGCCGTCTACCCGGTCAAGATCCTCGGTCGAGTCGAACGGGCGCAGGGCCTGGATCTGCGCTGCCCGGTCGGCGTCGATGTGCAGCAGCAGCAGCAGCGTCTCGACGTTGTCACTGTTGACGTCCACGCACTCCGGTAGTCCAGGCTCTGTAGGTTCCACGGTCGGCTCGGCCGTTGATGACAGGATTGGGGTCTCGGTTGGGGTCTCGGACGGGGGCGGGGGCGGGGGCGGGGACGGGAACTCGGTCGAATATGTGGACGAGGTCTCATCCTGCGCCGCCGCCGGGACGGCGGTCAACGCCAGTCCGGCCACCAGGCCCAGCCCAAGGGCTGTGGTCCAGGTGGTTGCTCGTTTAAACACTCTTGCTCCTTTTTGTATCTGTAATAACCGGGTGCCTCGGGCACCGTCCATGAACCTGAGGCACCCGGTCTTCTGGCCTACCAGTAGCCAGAAGTCTACCTAGCGGGAATGGTAGGGGTGACTCCTGCCCCCTGGATAAAGGTACACGACTCCGATGCGGCACACGCCTGAGCAGCCTCAAGCTGCATCTGCGCCTTCAGGTACTCCAGGTACGCCGGATCGTTGATCGCCTCATTCAGCCGCTCCTGGGCCTCCAGGTGGCCCTGGGCCTCTTCCAGTCGGGCCTGTGCCAGTTCCTGCTCGGTGCGCCGCTGGTCCCGGGCCTGCTGAATCGCCGGGTTGGAGAAGTCCACGTCCCGCAGGATCAGCTCCGGGTCCGGGCACTGTCCGGAACCACGGATCAGGGTCGGTCCACAGAAAAAGTTTCCACCGGACAGCCGCACCAGGTTCGCCAGGAACCGGGTACCGATGGCCTCCTGGACCTCATCGTAGATACCATCAGTGTTGTACACCAACGGGTCCGCCGCATAGGCCCGGACCGTGTCCGTGGTGGCCTTCTCCAGTGCCGGCACCACGGTCACCAGCATCATATTCCGCCAACCCTTTTCTTTGTCCGCCTTGTAACGGTGACCGATCTCCTCCCAGAACTTACGGATCGTGCCACCCTTGTACCCGTCAATGTCCTCAGAGTTGGAGTTGAGTACAAAGTTGGCCTGTAGCCACACGTGCACCAGCACCCCATCGGCGGTGGGGACGACGATCGGCTCCTTCTGGTCACCGCCGTCGTCGGGGGTGATGTTCCAGGTCCGCAGGCTGGTAGGCAGATACACGACCTCATCGTTGTACGCGAACGTGTTATCCGAGGTGCCCGGTGCGACGATGTGGTCGAAGTTGTTGCCCTCCTTCCATCCTTCGTTGTAGTACAGCCCAATCTCGTCAGGCCGTGGGGTTGCGTAACCGCAACTGGACAGGGCCAGCATGGTAGAAATCCCAGCGACGGCCAGTACCGTTGCCTTGATCGAACGGTTCAGTTTCACTTACCTTCCACCTCCTTGGTGTATCTGTTAACTAACTGTTCTCCCTGTCCACGCAGTTCCGAGGGCAAGTGGACCATGGGGTCCATCGGGTTGGTCACAGCCCGGATGTAGGACACGGAGTCCTCCAGCAGCCACCGACGCTGTATGGTCGACTGTGGTGGCTGGTTCTTACGCTCCATGTGTAAGGTGAACAGTCCGGTGAGAACTGCGGTGACCAGGTTGGTCGCTATCAGTAAGATGATCAGACCTAGGACCATCAACACTCCTTTCTGTTATGGACACACCCAACCAAGAGGGCTGGTGGGTATCCCCGCCTTGATGTAGCAGGTGTCGCACAGGAAGTGCCCACTGACCCGGTTGTACGTACCCTCGTTGGCGATCACATATTGCGCCCGGGTCTGGTTGGTGTGTTCCAGGAAACTGTCCAGGTGGGGCATGTCCGCTGCCAACCTGTTACACATCGGGTCGTACGGCTCTGGCGTCACCGACTCTTCTCCTGTCTACGTTGAAGGCTCCGGCGGTAGTCGTCAAACCGGGCCTTGACGATCACGGACCGGGCGGGAGTGCGCAGAACAATACCTTCCGCCTTGCCAATGGTTCCATCCAATGAGGCTCGGGTATCACGGAACTGCTGCATGAAACGCTGTGTGTCCAACAGGGTCTCCGGAAGCTGCTTAGCCTTTAAGGTAAACAACCTTGGGGCCAGGTCAACCAAGTACGCACGTGCTAACACGACCCGTGCGGCTTCCGACAGGAACGGCTGTCCGCCACGTGACCGCCAGCCGGCGATCCTGTCCCGGGGCCAGTCGAGTACCCCTGTATGCTCCGGGTTCAGAACCATGACGTCGAACAACCGGAACCCGAACCACCTTCGGCTACTATCGGTGTACTGCTGCCAGCCGTCGATCCTGTTTCCGTAAACTTCCCCGTACAGGACCAGGATGTCACCTCCGGGAATGATATCCCGGCCCATTTGACGCTGACGGACTATGGCTTCCGCCTTGTCGCGCAGGGCCTCCACGATGCCTTCGGCCGGGTTGGCAATCAGGTCGCCCCTGGCCGACAACAGCATTTCCCGGGACCCGATCAGCCACTGACTGTCCGGGGTGAGGATGATCCTGGCGTTGGCGCCGTTGATCTTCTCGGTAGCAATCACCTCCGAGTCGGGCGGGAACACCACATGCTCTTCGCTAAGAATCCCCGGGTCGTCCGGGTTCAGGGTGTGGTACGTGGCGATGGACGGGTACTTGGTGACCGAGTTGAGCACATCCAGGTCAGTTTCACGAAGGCTGAAATTCATAGATCCTCCTAACTACTTGAACCACTGGTAGTACCTGTCTTTTTCGTCGGCGCGCAGCAGGGTCGGCGTTACATCAAGCATCATCTGATGCCGCCACATGAGCATCCGTCCGGTTCGACCATTGCCGTCAATGAATGGGTGGATCTTCTCGAACCGCACGTGCATTTCCTTGGGGTCCTGGCTGGGTTCCCGGTTCATTGCATGCAGCCACTCGCCCATCCGCTCCGGGACCAGTCTCCAGTTTGGGCAATGATAGCGTCCCACCATCACGTTCACCTCCCGGAACCGTCCGGCGTACTCACTAGGGAGCTGGTTGAGGGTAATCAACCAGTGGAGGATCTGGATGGTGAGTGGGTTCAGGACATCCTGGTCCACCAGCCAGGTCCAGGCCAAGCGACTGTCCGTGTCAGCTTCCGGGTCGTTGATGTTCTCGATCAGGTTTGACTGGTGGATGTGCTCGGAGGTTACCCCACCGGGTAGCTCAATCATGGGTTCTCCTTTCAGCAGTTGGGCTTAAGCCCTGCTATGAGCAGGGCTACGTACAGCGTCACCATGGTCAGTATCCCGAGGGTGTACAGCGCCGCCTTTACGTAATCCATCCCTACCTTCCCTTCTAGTATACAAAACTGTGGACAGTCTTAGGTGTGATCTCCGTCTCAGTCATGGGCCAGCCCGGGTTCCATCGGTACGCCGTTTCCATGCGCTTGTGCAGCTCTATGATGTGCTGGAACATCATTTGTAGGGAATCGCCACGGTTACTGCTCAAATGCTCCAGTGCCAGTAGCGCCGTAACGGCAGTGTCCAACAGTTCGTGGGCCACGTCATCCACGCTGTGCGTAACGCCCTTACGGACATTTTGTCCAGTCACTCCTATGTAGGCTGCAACCGTTTCGCCGTACTCCTCACCGATCTTCGCTAGTCGGCTCCAGGTAGCAGCCTCCGGATCACGGTTCTTGTTTGTACTATCGATCCATTTATTAAGCTCAATGAGCCGTTCAGAAACGAGCAATGTCCCCACTACCTTCCTCTAATGATCAGGTATCAGCTTCTCGCCCCGATCTCTTTCATTTGATGAGAGATCTGACGACGTTTATCGGTAGTGGTGCCGCCCCAGATACCAACCTCTCCATGTTCCAGCGCCCACTTAAGACAATCGCCCTGTACCGAACAGCCGTTACAGATCGCAATAGCATCCTGGCTCTCTCGCGTAAGCTGTCGCCGGCCACCAACACGATGCTCCATGTTCGGGAAAAACAGTTCCGGGTCCACGGAAAGACATGCCGCATCATCGCGCCAATCGAAAGCCGGTTCCTTGCGCAGTGATGGGCGCTCAGCAGTTGATGTAGTCACCAATCATCCGTCTCGTCATCGGTGAACATGAGCCAGACCACGTATATTGTACTAACAAATATCAATGTAAACCCGACACTTAGAAGCCAAGTAGGCACAACTAAGTCACTCCTTACTTACCAGTTTCACCGTTAACTGAGCATGTGCCCGTCGTGAACGTTCCCGGTCGCGAACATATTCACGTGCCATTTCAAGTGCCTGGTCGATACTGGGTAAATACTTACGCCCCTGCTCGCCAATCGTATGGCCAGAGCTAAGCCACGCCGCCCACGACCCACTGCCCTGCATGCCATGTTCGTGTACATAGACAGCTATCTCGCCACAACGGACTTCAATCCGGACCGGTGTCTCAACAACCTCGGGCAGGTCAACACGCAGGATGATTTCCTCAGTCATGACCGACACCCTGGCCGGTCTCCAGCGGAGCGACCAACCCGGCCCGCCCGTTGCCGTAACGCACCATGCCAGTGGCCACGTCCCACCAGCCCTCAGAACGCATCACCACATCATGGTCGGCCAGAACGACATGGGACCAGATGTAGCCGCCGATGACCGGCCTGTACATGATCACTTCGCCGCACTGCTCACACCAGGTAGGTGGGCTGTAGTCGTCAGGTGGACGGTGGTATTCAGCCATGGTCCGAGTCCTCTCCACCGGCTGGGGCCGGCTCCGGGCTGCCGGGGACGGGGCGGATGCCGTCCCTGATCTCGGCGGCGATCAGGCGCATGTCGGCGGCGAGGTCGTGCTCACCCCAACGCACTGCCAAGCCTGCGCCAGAAGCCAGCGCTTCGGTGGCGGCGTCCCGGCGGGCAGTGGCCAGCTTGGTGGTCAGCTCAGCATGGTCGGCAGCCCATTGGCGGGCCAGACTCCGACGTACCTCGGCCAGCTCGGCGCGGGCGCCGGCCAGCATCGCCTCAAGCACCGAAGCCTGGTGCCGGAGGTCGTTCCGCTCGCCACGTAGTCGGTCGCACTCGCGACGGGCACCGACCAGCTCCTCATCCAGCCGGTCTTCCATGGCCATCTGGGCCATGTCGCGGGCAGCGGCCTCCAGTGTCGCGTCCGAGTGGCCACGCTCACATGTCCGCTCGGCCAGCTCGGCACGGGCGAACTGCTCGCGGCGCCAAGCGGCTGTCAGTTCTCCGGCCGCCTCCAGTACCCGGTCGACTGTCGCTTCCCACCCCTTCTTCTCCTGTCTGTTTTGCGCTTGTTCGCCCATCCTCATTCTCCTTTCTGCCGGTGCGCCACCTGTCCATCTGCCGGGGGTGTGCCCGGGTCCCAGCGATGGTACAGGGGGACCTGCCCCTTATCTTACCCCCTCCCTCCCAACTTGTCCAGGTGGGGACTGCTGGCCGGCGG